CTTTTTTCGACAGAAATTTCCCCTTTTGGCGGTTCGAACCGACCGGTTCCGAGCCAGAAACCGTAACCGATGAAGCAAACCTTCCCCACTGACGCCAGGCCGTCGCCTCCGGACTGGCTGTCGCCCGCGCAGGCGCGCGAGTGGCGTGACATCGTGAATTCTCTGGCTGCCGACTACTTTAGGCCGTCTGACGCGCCGATGTTGGCGGCTTACTGCTGCGCGGCTGCTGCGCACAAGGCCGCTGCGGCAGAACTTGAGATTGGCGGCCTGATCCTGGACGGTCAGAAGGGCTATCGGTTCCCGAACCCCGCCGCAGCGATCATGTCGCAGCAGTCGTCCACGATGTCGCAGCTGGCGACAAAACTGCGCCTTTGCCCATCGGCCCGCATCGCGAAGGGCGAGAAAGCCCCGAAGGGACAGATCGGCCAGCGCCCGTGGATTGAACCGAAGGTCGCGTAATGGACACGTCCCGGTCCGAGCGTAATGCGGACTGGATCACGACCTACTGCCGGGTTCCGGAAGGCAAGTTAGTCGGGCGTCCGATCGAGCTCACGCCGCATCAGCGGCAATGGCTGCAGACGATCTACGACACGCCGACGTCGCTGTTCATCCTGACGATCCCGCGCAAGAACGGGAAGACGGCGTTCCTGGCGATGATCCTCCTGCTGCATCTATGCGGTCCGGAGGCGAAGCGGAACGCGCAGCTCTATTCCGCGGCGCAATCGCGCGACCAGGCCGCAATCCTGTTCAAGCTGGCGGCGAAGATGGTTCGGATGTCGCCGGATCTGGCTGCCTACGTCAAGATTCGCGACACGATCAAGGAACTCGAGTGTCCTGAGCTCGGCACGGTCTACAAGGCGCTGTCCTCGGACGCGCCGACCGCGCACGGACTCTCGCCGGCGCTGACGATTCACGACGAGCTCGGCCAGGTGCGCGGCCCGCGCTCCGAATTATACGAGGCGCTGGAGACAGCGACCGCGGCGCAGGAAGACCCGCTGTCGGTCATCATCTCGACGCAGGCGCCGACCGATGCCGATCTCTTGTCCGTGCTGGTCGATGACGCGCAGACCGGCGCAGATCCATCGATCAAGGTCGTGCAGTACACGGCGCCGAGCAGCGCGCCTACGTTCGAAGAGGCGACGGTTCGCGCCTGCAACCCGCACTACGACGTGTTCATGAATCGCGAGGCCGTCATGAAGATGGCGCGCGATGCGGCGCGAATGCCGTCGATGCAGGCGTCATTCGAGAACCTGATTCTGAATCGGCGTGTCAACCCGACGTCGCCGTTCATTTCGCGAGACACGTATGACCGCGGCAATGCTGCGATTGATCCGTCGGTGCTGGCGACGCAGCCAGTCTTCTGCGGGCTCGACTTGTCTGGCCGGCTCGATCTTACGGCGCTAGTCTGTGGCGCTCGCGCGAAGGATGGTTTCTGGCATATCCGCGCAGAGTTCTTCGCGCCGGCTATGGGAGTCGAAGAACGGAGCCGGAGAGACCGTGTTCCTTACGACGTCTGGGCGAAACAAGGCTGGCTGACGCTGACGCCAGGCGAGACGGTCGACTACGCATTCGTCGCGCACAAACTCTGCGAGATCAACAGCGAGTGCAAGCTCGCCGCGATCGCGTTCGACCGCTGGCGCATCGAAGTCCTGAAGGCTGAACTTCAGCACGTCGTCGGTCTGAAAAACGAATTACCGCTCGTCGAGTTCGGGCAAGGCTTCAAAGATATGTCGCCGGCGCTAGATGCGCTCGAGTCACTCTTTGTGACGGGCAAGATTCTGCACGGCGGAAATCCGATTCTGCGCATGTGCTTCGCGAACGCGGTCGTTACGAAAGACCCGGCCGGCAATCGGAAGCTAGACAAGTCGAAGGCGACCGGACGAATCGACGGCGCGGTAGGTACGGCAATGTTGATTGGATACGCGGAACGGAACATTGTCGAACAGAAACACCCGCTGCAACTCTTCATGGTCGGCTGACGTGGCCTGCGCCTTCTGCATTGGCAAGCAGCGCCGCGTCGTGAAGTGGTCCTGCAAGAAACCCGATTCCTGGTTGTGCAAGAAAGCGCAGGCGCGTTTGGCGCGTCTGCTCGAATCCCATCCACAAAACGGCAAGGTGACGACACATGAAAGCGAAAACGACGTTGTCGGATCAAACACCGGCGATCATCGAAGCATTCAACCGCTGGAATGATGACGCGATCAACAATCCGGAACGTTTCCAGAGCATCACGGAAATCGTGCGCAAACGTCTCGCCGAAAGAATCACCGGCGAAGAACCGAGTTATGGGCGCGATGCTATGGAAACCCTTTTCGCCTACCTCGAATCCGTCGAACAAGATCGGCTTGTGTCGGTGAAGAAAGCTGCGTAGCTCGGAGAAACGAATGGAAGTGCAGAAAGCCTACAGCGCGATAGAAATTCGAGCCCTCGACGTGGGGAACCGGACGTTTAGCGGCCTCGCGACGACTCCCGCAATGGATCGGGTCGGCGATACGATCAACCCGATGGGCGCGAAGTTCTCGAATCCACTCGTGCTCTTGCACCAGCACAACCGCGACGAGCCGATCGGCACGGTACGCTTCAAGAAGCCGACGACCAAAGGCATCGAATTCGAAGCCGACATCCCGAACGTCGACCGGCCCGGTCTATTCAAGGATCGCGTCGATCTCGCGTGGGACGAAATCTCCTACGGCGTCGTGCGCGCGGTCTCGATCGGGTTCAAGCCGATCAAATACGCCTTCACCGACGATGGCGTTGATTTCCAGGAGGTCGAAATTTTCGAGCTGTCGATCGTCTCGATCCCTGCGCTCCCCGAGGCCATCATCTCGCAGGTCAAGTCCTTACACGGCGCGCCGCTTCCGCGCGAGCTCGTTCGCTCCATCAAGCTGGCCGACTGCCGCGGCGACGGATCTGTCCGTCTCGTGGCTCCGAAAAAGTCAGGTTCCATCCCCCTCATTCGTTAGCGCAGGCATTGCCTCCCTTTGCTGTGGAGGCCGGACGGCTGCGCACATCGCTCGCAATCAGGCGCGCGACATTCAACAGGGAATACGACAGTGACGATGTACGCTGATCACATCGCGTCGCTCGAAGCGACGCTGAAAGAGAAATCCGATCGCATGACGGCCGTGCACAAGGTCGGCATGGACGAAAAGCGCTCGATGAACACGGCCGAGGCCGAGGAATTCGAAACGCTGAGGAACGAGATCAAGGCGCTCAAGGTCGACATCGCGCGCACGCAGGAAATGCTCGAAGTCGAAAAGGCTGACATCGCCACGGCGAAGCCGGTCGAACAGACCACGAAAGCCGCAGCGACGTTCGTGCCCGGCTCAGATGGCGGCCTTCGCGGCCAGAACCTCAGCCTGAAGACGGTCGAGAAGCTCGAGCCCGGCATCGCGTTCGCGCGTTACGCCATGTGTTTGATGACCGCCAAGTTCGATCACTCGAAGGCGGCCGAAATCGCCGAGCGCGTCTATCCGCAGACCGAATCCGTTGTCCGCTTCCTCCAGGAACAGGCGAAGGGCTTCAATTTCCGGGAGATGCTGGTCGTCAAGGCCGCCGTCGCGGCAGGCACGACTCAACAGGCGACGTGGGCAGCTCCGCTCGTCTACGCCGAAGCGTTCGGCGGGGACTTCATCGAATACCTGCGTCCGCTGTCGCTCATCGGCCAGGCTCAGTTCGAGCCGCTGCCTTTTAACGTGCGAATCGAAGGCCAGACGAGCGGCGGTACGGCCGGTTGGGTCGGCGAGGGCAAGGGCAAGCCAGTCACGAAATTCGACTTCAATGCCGTGTTCTCGGATTACACGAAGGTTGCGGCGATCTCGGCGATTTCGAAAGAGCTCATCCGCCTGTCGGATGGCACGGCCGAAACGCGCGTCCGCAACGAACTCGCGAAATGCGTAATCGCGAGGCTCGACACGGATCTCTTCGATCCGGGCCTCGCGGCCGTCTCACACGTCAACCCGGCTGGCCTGCTGAACGGCGTCGCTCCGGTTTCCGGTCCTCCGGCGTCGGGCGTCGATGCCGACGAGATCCGCTGCGCCATCCAGCGCTTGTGGGCGCCGTGGGATACGCTGTTCATGGGCACGCGCCCGGCGTACTACACGACTCCTGCCGTCGCTCGCCTGCTGTCGTTCATGACGGACACGATGGGCAATCCGGCATTCCCTGGCATCACCCCGCAGGGCGGCAGCTACCGCGGTACGCCGATTCGCGTGTCGCAGTACCTCGCGAACGCCGGCGGTTCCGGCGGCGCGCCGTTGATCCTCGTCGACGAGGCCGAAATCTGGAAGTCCGATGACGGCACCGTCACGCTCGATGCGTCCGATCAGGTCTCGATTCAGATGGACAGCGCGCCGACACAGGATTCGACCGTGCCGACCGCAACCAGCGTCGTTTCCATGTGGCAGACCAACTCGGTGGCGTTCCGCGCCGAGCGCGGTATCTGGTGGGGCAAGCGCCGCACCGGTGCCGTGCAATGGATTGATGGGTTCCCGACCTCCTGCTAATCGCTTCCCACTCCCTGCCGGCCTCCTAGTGGGGCCGGCCTTTTTTCGGAGTATCCATGCTCGTCACCCCCATCAAGAAATCGGTCGGCAAACACAAGCCGGGCGACGTTTTCGAATTGCCGGACAAGAAGGCGATGCTTTTCATCAAGATCGGCATTCTCCGCGCGGCCGAAGTCGGCGCCGAGATTTCAGAGCGCACCGGCCTGCCAAAACGGCAGTACCGTCGCCGCGACATGCAGGCGGAATCCTGACGTGCAGCTATTCGGCCTGACCATCCAGCGAGCAGAGAAACGCCTTCCCGTGGCGGGTGTCGCCGTGCCGGCCTATCGCGGCGGCTGGCGGCGCATCCTCGAGTCGTTCCCTGGCGCGTGGCAGCGCAATATCGAGGTCTCGCAAGGCGATCTCATCTGCTACCCAACGCTGTATGCCTGCCTGATGCGCCGCTCGACCGACAACGGCAAGATGCCCTACTGCCTTGTCCAGACTGACGACAACGGCATCGAAAAGGTCGTGACCAATCCCGCCTATTCGCCGGTCCTTCGCAAGCCGAACAACTACCAGACCGCGCAGCAGTTCCGCGAGCTTTGGATTCTTTCCAAGCTGACGCAAGGCAATACCTACCTCCTGAAGCGTCGCGACGCGCGCGGCATAGTCGTGGCGCTTTATGTGCTCGACCCGTGCAAAGTCATGCCGATGGTCACGGAAGCCGGTAATGTCTACTACCAGCTTTACACCGACGCACTGAACACGCTGCCGGCCGACTATCCCGCCGATCGCCTGACGGTTCCGGCGTCGGAAATCATCCATGACCGCGCGATGTGCGTGCACCATCCGCTGATCGGCGTGCCGCCCTTGTGCGCCGCCTACTGGCCGACCGTCAAGAACCTAAAGATCCTCCAGTCGAGCGCGCAGTTCTTCGGCAACAATGCGCAGCCGGGAGGCATCCTGACAGCGCCGGCCGGCATGTCCGAAGAGGACGCGACGCGCGTACGCGAGTATTGGGATACGGCCTATACGGGCGACAACGCCGGTAAGGTCGCAGTCATCGGTGCCGACATGAAGTTCACGTCCTTCGCGATGAAGGGCGCCGACTCGCAGCTCGTCGAGCAAATGCAATACAGCGACCGGCAGATATGCCAGCCATTCGGCATCCCGCCTTACATCGTCGGCGTGGGCGAGATTCCGGCCGGCATGAAAGTCGATGACGTGATGAACACGTATTTTGCGCTCGGTCTCCAGGCTGACATCGAGGCGCAGGAGAACCTGCTGAACGAAGGTCTCGGCATCGCGGCGCCGCTCGGCGTCGTCATGGATACCGATCCGCTGCTGCGCATGGATCAGACGAAACAAGCCGAGTTCGAGACGGCGCTCGTCGCTGGTAAGATCAAGACGCCGAACGAAGGGCGCCGGCGATTCAATCTCATGCCGACCGCCGGCGGCGATACGCTGTGGGGTCAGGATCAGGACAAGCCGCTTGGCGTGCTCGCCGATCCTGCCTATATCGCGGCACAGAACGCGCCGGCACCGACGCCCGATCCAACGCCGCCCGATCCTGTGGCGACGCCAGCAGACGCAAACACAACGGCAAACGAAGTACGCCAACTGCGCGACGAGTTATGGCAGCGCAGGGCGATCGATGCAACGCGAGAGGCGGCACTCCATGCTTGACCCAGAAGTTTTCGGTAAGGCGATGGCCGCGATCGTGCGAGAGGCGACGGCGCCGCTGCTGCAGCGTATTGAACTCCTCGAGGCGCGACAGCTCGTCAAGGGCGACCGCGGCGATCCTGGCGCGGCAGGACGCGATGCAGAGCCCATCGAAGTGGCCGACGTTGCAGCGGAAATCCTCGCCGGCGATGAAATGAGCACGCTCGTCGACCTCCACGTCGCCGAGGCCGTGCAGCGCTACTTTGAAGAGAACCCGGTCCGACACGGCAAGGACGGCGAGCCCGGCAAGCCTGGCGATAAAGGCGACGCGATCAAGGGCGAGCCCGGCAACGATGGGGTCGGATTGGCTGGAGCCATCATTGACCGCGACGGCGAGCTCGTCATCACGACGACGAAGGGCGACGCGATCAAGCTCGGCAGGGTGGTCGGCGCCGATGGCGAAGCGGGCAAGGACGGCGGCGACTTCTCCGACGCCAGCATTGACTACGACGGCGAGCGCGGTCTCGTGATCCGCAGCAAGGGCGGCACCGAGATCGTGCGCCGGCTGCCGATCCCGATGGACAAGGGCTACTGGCGCGAGGGCATGGCGTGCGAGAAGGCCGACATCCTGACGCATGGCGGCAATGCCTGGATCGCGCTGAAGGATACGGACGCCAAGCCTTGCATCGAAGCGAAGGACGACTGGCGCCTGTTCGCGCGCAAGGGTCGCGACGGCACAGATGGCACGAACGGTCGCGACCTCGGCCCGCAGCCGCCGGTTAAGCTCGGAGCGAATGGCGGTGCTTGAGCTCATCACGCAAGAGTTCGCCGCCGAGCAGCTTCGAACGACTGTCGACGCTGACGGCGCATGGCTGTCGATGTGGATTCCGATTGTGTCGGAGCAGGTCGCGCTATGGCTGAAGGATAGCTGGCGCTTGTACGTGCCTGAGATAGACAGCTCAGGTGAGATCGTCATCGACTCGAGCGGCGATCCCGTGCCGACTGATGTCGTCCGCATGATCGTGCAGGGCGCTGTCGTGGTCGAGCTCGCCAGCATGTATCGGTTCCGCGAGGGCGAGGGAACCGATAACGTGGTCACGCCGGATGCCGGCTACGGCTACATGCTGAATAAGACTTCGACGGCGATGCTGCAGGCACTGCGGAAGTCGACGGTCGCGTAATGACGAACATCGCAGCCGGCCGCCTCCGCCATATCATCGCGATCGAGCGGCAGGTCGAAGTCACTGATTCGAACGGCGACCGTTCGCGCGAATGGGAATATGTGACGAGCGTGCGCGCCGAGATCAAGCCGATGTCGGGCAGAGAATTGCTGCTCGCGCAGCAGGTGCAGTCCCAGGTTTCGGTGAATATCGTGATCCGATACAACGCCGACATCGACGCGACATGCCGCGCGAAGTACAACGGCGTCATCTACAGCATTCAGGCGGTCATTCCCGATCCGGAAAGCGGGCTCGAATGGATGACGTTGCCATGTTCGGTAGGAACGAATGACGGTTAATCTCTTGGCAAGGAGAGATGCAAATGAAAATCTACGTGTGCGACAAATGCGGAAAAACGCATCGTATTCTTACGGGCATAATCGGGTCTGAATTTGATCTTTACGGGTTCGGAACGCTGCAAAAACATTTCCAGACTGAAGATGTTGTAGATCTTTGCGGTAAATGTTTGAAGTTCGCAGAAGTAGCGCGGACAGCGGCAATGGATACAGCTTCTCAGGAAGCGCAGCGCGCGGTAAGAGCATCGCTCAGCAAATGAAACGGGCGTGGCTCAATCTCCGTTATGAGAAGCAGCCTCTCTTCGGCGAAGGATTGAAGCGCTTCGGTTACGCGGTCATGGATGGCGTCACGCAGTCGCCGCGTGACGGCGACATTCTGGTGACGTGGAATCGAATCCACATCGGCGATCAGGCTGCGCGTGTTTTCGAAGCGCGCGGATTTCCGGTTCTCGTCGCGGAGAACGCGAGCTGGGGCAATGAGTTCGCGGGGCAACGTTGGTACACAGTGGCAAGGAGTTATCACAGTGAGTCGGGCAGGTTTCCAGTTGGAGGCAGTGAGCGGTGGGATTCGCTCGGCGTTGAGTTCGATCCGTGGCGAACTGATGGCGAAACCGTCGTCCTTCCATCGCGCGGAATTGGCCCAGCTTGCAACAGAATGCCCGCCGAGTGGACACATCGTCAGACGGGACGCGTTAGAGCACATCCGGGCCGCCAAGACGGGATACCGCTTCGTGAAGATCTGCGACGCTGTGCGCGGGTAATCACATGGGGCAGCGGAGCCGCGATCAAGGCGCTGATGTGGGGCATTAAAGTCGAATCGCACATGCCGAACTGGATTGGCGAGCAGAACAACACGGACGCCGATCGGCTGCGCATGTTTCGCGAACTGGCGTGGGGTCAAGCTCGCCATTCCGAGATTGAAAGCGGCGAGGCGTTCGAACGTCTACTAACGTCAAGGGTAGAAAATGAAAGTCCTGTTCACCGGCAAGGGCACGAGCGGGAGCTGGAAGATACGCGGGCAGCAGGTCTCCGAAGGGCTACTGGATAGCGGAGTTGCAGCCAGCGCGATCCCTCACGCGAGCGTCGAGCAGATGCGCGCGTTCGATGTGATCGTTCTGGTGAAGCGGCCGACCGACCAGTTACTCGCCGCGATTCGCGAAAGTGGCAAGCCATTCGCTTGGGATGTTGTCGACAGCTGGCCGCAGCCGATCGGTAATGAGTGGGGCGAGACCTATGCGAAAGTTTGGCTGCATGAAAGCATCCAGCATGTCGGGCCTGATCTGCTGATCTGTTCGACGCGCGCGATGATGGAGGATGCAAATTTCCCGCAGTCGTGCGTGATTTATCACCATGCGCGGTCGGAGTTTCATCGGATGAGACGCGTTAATATCGATGCGCATTTTCTTGTTTACGATGGCGGGCATCATTACTTGGGATCATACGAAGGAACTTTGTATCAAGCTGCAAAGCATGGGCTTACCTTCTTGAATGGTAATTTATTTGATTTTGCAACGTGCTCACGCGCCGCGGTATGCCTTCGCGATTGCTCCGGATACGCTCCACGACACTGGAAGTCCAATGTCAAACTCGCCAATGCGCAAGCCCTCGGCATACCCGCGTTGTGCTCTAAGGAATCGGGCTACAAGGAAACATCGACCGGCGGCGTTCTGTGGATCGAGTCGCCGGAGGATTTGCCGGCCGCGTTCGATCAGCTGGCAGATCCCGCGTGTTACGCCGAGCTCTGCGCCGGCGTGGATGCGCCTCCGACTCTGGAATCCGTGAGCCTACAGTATGCGGCAGCGCTGAGGACGTTGATGTGATGCGCGCATGGGTTGGCGCTTTCTACGCGCGCAATGGGATGACGCCGCTGCTGGCGCCGAACGAATGCGCGTGCGAGATCATTGCAACAGACGGATTCAGGCTTGTTCTGAGGACCATTAAATCAGCGAACGATCCGTGCTGAGCTGCGAGATCGTTATCACGGATGACACGAGCCAGCGCGGCAAGCGCATGTTACGCGCGCTGGAGTTCAAGGCGCCGCCGGATATGCGCGTCGTCACGAATGCGGCCTACAGCGGTTCCTGCGACTGGCTGATGCTGTTCGGCATGGGCGAGCATCGGCGAAACGCCATGTGCGAGGCGCACAGCTCGAAGGGCCGAAGGATTGTCGTGTGGGATTTAGGCTACTGGGATCGGCTCACGTCGCTCCGCGTCAGCGTTGATCATCAGCATCCGTGGCGCTGGATTTATCGGATGCCGATCATCGAAGGCCGCGGCCATCCTGCGCAGCTTCGTGATGACTACGATGCCAACGGTCCGATTCTGTTTGCCGGCATGGGTCACAAGTCGCACCGGCAGCTGGGCAGCGAATGGGACTCGAACAAGCTCCGAGAATTGAAACGATCCGGCGTCGATGTGCGCGTGCGCAACAAGCCGACGCGGGAGAAACACAAGGTGCTGCCACCGATAGCGGACGCATTGCGCGGGTGCAGCAAGGTCGTCACGCACCATTCGAACGTCGCTGTCGACGGCATCGTCGCGGGCATTCCGCACGACGTCGCAGACGGCGCAGCAAAGGCATTGAAACCGACGCGCGATCCCGTGATGCGCCGCGAGTTCTTAGATCGTCTCGGCTCCTGGCAGTGGAGCGCGGACGAAGCGCCAGAGATTTGGAAATTCCTACGATCCATTCCGGAGCATGAATGAAACTCAATGTCGCGGCAGGAGGAAAGAAGTACGAAGGCTGGACGAACATCGATGCGGTCAGGCGCGAAGGCATCGACATCGTTGCCGATATGGTGAGCATCCCATTGGATGATGGATGCGCCGATGAGTTGATGTGCATTCACGGCGTCGAGCACGTCTATGCGTGGGAAGTGCCGGCGGTGATGTCCGAGTTCTATCGGCTGCTCGCATCCGGCGGATCGCTTCAGCTCGAAATGCCCGACATCGTGAAGTCATGCAAGAACGTCGCGGACGGCATCATGCGCGGCGGGAAAGATCCGGATCAGCTAGGACTCTGGGGCATCTTTGGCGACCCGCGCGCGAAAGATCCCGGCATGTGCCACCGCTATGGCTGGACGTTCAAGACGCTTTCGCCGCTCGTCGCTGCGGCCGGATTCAAGAACATCACCGAAGTACAAACCAAATTTCATCCATGCGGAAGGGTCATGCGCGATTTCAGGCTGGAGGCGACAAAGCCGTGAAGCGCGTCGAACTCTTCTGCGGACTCGACCAGCGCGAGGCGCTAGGCTTCGCCGTGTTCGCGCACAGTGTCTACGCCCGCGCGTCTCGTCCTGTGTCGATTACGGCGCTCGGCGACATGGGATGCCCGCACGGATCGAATGCGTTCACCGTCTCGCGGTTCAGCGTCGCCGAGATCATGGGCCACGAAGGCCATGGCATTTTCTGCGATGCCAGCGACATGCTGATGATGTCCGACATTGCCGAACTCGATGACCTATTCGATCCGCAGTACGCCGTGCAGATCGTCAAACATCCGAACTACAAGACGAATAATAAGGTGAAGTACGTCGGCACGTCGATGGAATGCCCGAACACGAACTACGAACGCAAGAATTGGGCGAGCCTTTTCATATTCAATGCAGCGCACCCGGCATGGAAGCGGGAACTTGCGCCGCTGTCGACCGTGCAACTTCTGCAGTTCTCTTTCCTTTCCGACAGTGAGATTGGGGAAATTCCGAACGAGTGGAACCGGCTCGTGCAGGAAGGACAGCCGGTCGAAGGCGCGAAGCTGCTTCACTACACGGCCGGGGTCCCCGGATTTGACTATTACCGCGACGCGCCCGGCGCCGAGCACTGGCACCGAGAGCGGAAGGCGATGGAGCGTGCTGCGTGAACAAGATAAATAGATGGTTAGATATTGAATCGAACATGTATCTTGTTAATAAGGTCATAGATGCGATTATCTGGCTGATTATTGGGATTGGCATAGGGCGCCAATTTCCGCTGTCATGAACGCCGTCTTGATCGCGCCCGGCGAATCGCTGACTCAGGAACAATGCGACACCGTGCGCGGCGCAGGCGTGACGATCGCTGTGGGCGACGCCTACAAGCTGGCGCCATGGTGCGATGCGATTGCCGCGACCGATCGTGCGTGGTGGTCAGCGCGACCTGACGCGATGGCGATGCCGTGCAAGAAATTTAGTCCGTGCAAGATCGAAGGCATCGAGCAAGTCACGAACGAGTTCGTCGGGACGCAGAGCTCCAGCGGCGTGCTCGGTCTCTGGGTCGCGAAGATGCTGGGCGCTGCGAAGGTGCTGATGATCGGGTTCGACAACCGCGGCACGCATTTCTTCGGGGCGCATGTCGGCAAGCTGAAAAACACGCCGCCGCATCGGTTCAAGACATTCGAGCATCAATTCGTGCATCTCAGGAATCATTTCAAGATCGTAAAAATCGCGGTCCGCAATGCGACACCAGGCACGGCTCTGCAGGCGTTCGAGAAGGCGACATTGACGGAGGGCTTGGCGTGGCTCAAGTAGTCCAAGTCACCGGCCTCCGCGAACTCGAGGCGCAGCTGCTCGAGATCGGCCAGGAGTACGGGCCGAAGGCTGCGCTGTCGCCGGTGCGCCGTGCGCTCGGCAAGGCCGCCAAGGTCGTGCAGGCCACCGCGCAATCGATCGTGCATCGCAAGTCCGGCACGCTAGCCGAGAACATCATCGTCACGACGTATCGCAAGCCACCCGAGGGTCAGATCGGCGTCAAGGTGACGGTGCGCGCGAAGGCGAAAGGCTACAAGTCGAACTCGCGCAACGTGCGCAGCGGAAAGATCGGACTCACCTACAACTTCTATGGGCCGCTGTTCTATGGCTCCTATCTGGAGTTCGGAACGAAGGCGAGCAAGAAGCATCATGCCACGCAGGCATATCCCTACATGCGCCCGGCGTTCGAGCAGAACAAAGGCGCGCTGCCAGGAATCATCCGAGACGAACTCGCCAAGGCCATCGAAGCGACCGTGAAGAGGCTCAAGAAGTGAGCAATTTGTCGCGGCTCAACAATGCACTGAAAGGTTCGTCGGCAATAACGAACATCGTCGGCGATCGCATCTGGCTGCTAATGGCGCCTGAAGGCGAGGCGCGTCCGTATATCGTTTACTTCATCGTGAGCGGCGTTCCTGAGAACACGCTTAGCGAGGCGCCGCAGGTTGACGATCAGCGAATTCAAATCGACATCTACGTCCCCGAGACAACCGGAACCGCCATCGCGAACGCATTGAAGGACGCAGTGCTGGTCGCGATCGAGCCGATAGGCCACGTCGTCTTCGGACCGTGGAACGCCTACGAAGGCGAGCCACGCCTCGTCCGCTGGTCGATGGATCTCGAATACTGGAATTTTCGGTAGTCCGAATTTCATGCTTGGCTAGGGGCACTTCGCCGAGCCTGAAACACCCCGCCCGCACCCGCGGGTTCTTGTGCCCGTAACGAAGTAGAGGAACACACATCATGGCTGTTCAAACCAAAGGCTCAGAGATGTGGGTGCGGATCAACGACAGCAATGGTTATCACTTGCTGAAGATCGACTGCCCCACGGGTATCACAGGTCTCGGCGGATCGAAGCCGCAGATCGATGTCACCTGTCTCGACGACAGCGAAATGCGATTCATCGCCGGCATGGCGAACCCCGGCACGCTGACGGTCAATATCAACTTCGACCCGAGTGACGATTCGCATCTAGCGTTGTGGGATTCGTTCAACGCGGAAGGCCAGGAAACGCTGACGTTCGTCATCGGCTTCGGCGATGGCACGGCTGATCCGAGCGTCAACTCCGGCACCGGCGTCATCACCTATCCGTCGACGCGCACGTTCATCAACTTCGATGGCTACATCTCAGACCTCCCGATCGACATCGCGCTGAACACGGTCGTCAAGTCCGCGATGCAGATCCAGCGTTCCGGTGGTCGCACGCTGCATCCGAAGGCGTAACCCAAACGGCAAAACTTTTGCAGCCGGCGTGAGCGTTTCCACACCCGTTAGTCCTTGCCGTTCTGGCGGGGCTCGCGTCGGCTGCATCTATCTTCTAACGGCAAGGAATAACCATGTCTCTCTATGACGAATTGGCCGAGTTCATCGGCACCACATTTGTTGGACGCGACATCGAGTTCAAGGGCAAGACGAAAACATTTTACTTCCGCGAACTGTCGGCGGACGACGCTGAGGAATTTTTCGGCAAGGTCGACAAGGATGCGAAAAAGAACAAGGGTCTCCGCAATCGGCTGCTCGCGATGATCGTCTGTGACGACAAAGGCAACGCTGCTCTGAACGCCGAGCAGGCCGGCAAGTTGCCGAACGACCTCGCGAACAAGCTGCAGGATGCGGCGCTCGAGGTGAACGGTCTCAACAAGGCTGCGCAGGACGCGGCAAAAAAAGAGTAGCGGGAGACGCGAAGTTCTGGTGGGCGCTCTTTCTCAGGACAGGACACCCGCCGCGCGTATTGCGCCGCATGTTCACGAGCGCAGAGGCGAACGAACTCCGTGCCTATTACACCCGCTACCCGTTCGATGATGAGTCAAACCACTGGCTGCCGCACGGGTTCCTGATGGCGAAGCTGTCGAACATGCTGTCGAATGGTGAACCTAAGACGGCGACGGAGTTCATGCCGTTCGCGACGATTGCCGAGAAAGAACCCGAGCCCGAAGTACCGCACGAACCGCGGCCGTACAGTAAGAAGCAACTCAAGCGCATTCAGAAATACAAGGGATGGTAAATGGCTCAAGATTTAGCCAGTCTGGTCATCGGTCTACGCGCAGATGTTGCAACGCTGCAGTCGGATCTCGGCAAGGCGAACGCGGCCGCCAAGCGTTCCGCCGATGGCATGGCGAACTCTTTCAACTCCGCGTTTTCTTCAATGGAAAGCGCGGCGAAGAGTTTCGCTATCGGTCTTGTGTCATCGCTTAGCGTCGGCACTATCCTGGAGATTGGCAAAGCCGCCATCGATGCCGCCGATAGCATTAACAAGATGTCGCAGAAAATCGGCATTGGTGTCGAATCGTTGTCGGCATTATCTGCACAGGCGAAGCTTTCCAACGTCCCGATCGACGCACTGCAAGGTGGTCTCGCGAGACTGGCTCGCAATGCAGCGGACGCTGCGGCAGGCAGCAAGGAACAGGCGGCAGCGTTTAGTGCGATGGGCCTGTCGGTCAAGGATGCGAGCGGCAACCTCAAGCCGATGGATCAGCTGCTCGGCGAAGTCGCCGGCAAGTTCTCAGGCTACAAGGACAGCGCCGAAAAGACCGCGCTCGCGCAGAAACTTTTCGGTAAGTCCGGCGCTGATCTGATCGTCATTCTAAACGAGCTTGGCGAGCAGGGTTTTGCAGAGGTCATTCGCGCCGCGAAAGAATACAACCAGGTCATCGGCGGCGACCAGGCTCGGCAGTCGGAAGAGTTCAACGACAACCTGACGCGGCTGCAAATGTCGGTCTCAGGTTTTGCGAACGCCGTTCTGCGCGAGGCGCTGCCAGCGCTCGTCGACATGACGAACGATATGGCCGACGCCGCGAAGACGAGCGACGGTTATCACGACAGCGCACAGCGCGTCGCAGATGTCGTCGTCGAAGTGGTCGCGCTGTTGCGCGATCTCGGCACGGTATTCGCGCAAATGCCGGCTGACATCCGGGCGTCTGCCGACGAGTTTGACCATTTTGCTAGCAGCGTGAGTGGGTCGAACAACGAGCTGAACAAACTACTCGCACTGCTTCCGCAGGTTAAGAAGGACACGAGCGGAGGGCTATTCGACTTCGGCGGCGGTAAAGATGGATTGCTGCCAGGCGTTCAATCGACTCGCGATTTCTTCGATTGGTTGAACACGCCGACCGAGGGAAGTCCGCTAGCAGACAAGATGGGGATCGACAAGCTGAAGCCGCAGCTCGACGACTTCAACGGCGTGCTGAAGATTACGGTTCCGAATATCAATAACGCGGCAGACGGCGCTGGCAAGCTGTCCAATCATCTCACCGAAATAGCATCGTCTGCAGGCAAGGCTACAGCGCCGATCGTCAAGGCAGGCGATGCCACGAAGGCGGCCAAAGAACGGACCGAGCAATACAGCGATGCTTTGCGCAAGGCGGGGTCTGCGTTGCAGGCCATACAAGACTTGGCGCATAACTACGCAAACGACATCTCCGACATCGTTGCGCGCATGGGTGGCGCCGATGAAGCGCAGATCACCTACAATAAAGCGCTGCGTGATATTGCAGACAATTATCAGAAGCTGCTCGAGCTAGGTCCGCCCACCGCAGAAGCCGTTGCCGCTGTCGGCGATGCGACGAAGCTCGCTGGCGAAAAGATGGATCTCACGCGCACGTTTGATGCGCAGCGCGAGTCCATGCAGCGCTACCAGGAAGAGCTCCGCAAGACGCAGGATATGTGGGGCGACTTCGCGGATGCCGTCTTCGATGCGGTCACGAAGAGCGGCAACTTCCTGAAGAATCTGCTCGCGAACTTGACGAGCGTCGTCGAGCAAATGCTGAAGGAATGGTTCCGCACGGCCGTCATCGGTTCGTTCACTGGCGCTGGCGGCGGTGCGGGCGGCGGAATCGGAGCCCTTGCAAGCGTTGGCATGGCATCGATTGGCGGCGGCGGTTCATCTGATGCCGGCGGCGCCACATTCAACACCGGCAGCGGGAGCAGTCTTTCGCTGTTCGATGTAGGCAAGCAAATGTGGGGCGGTTTTCAGAGCGGGTGGCAGTCGCTTTGGAGCGGCTCCAGCGCTTACACGATGGGGCCGCCAACGGCCGCAGGTTCGACGAGCTCGTATTACGGCGGCGGCTACCAGTCCGGCTTTGGTCAAGCGCTCGGCGTCGCTGGTGGCATCTATGCCGGGTATAACCGCTACCAGCAGGCCGGAGGTGGCGCAGGTGGCATAGCGGGTGGCGCTGCCTATGGGTATGGCACGTATGCAGCTGGCGCTGGCATCGCGACCGCGGCGGCTACTGGGTCGCTCGCGCTAGGCTTCGCAGCCATCCCCGTCGTCGGCTGGATTGCCATTGCGGCGATGCTGATCGACAAGTTCAGCGGCGGAAAGCTGTTCGGCACGAAGGGCAAATTCAATTTCGGCGAACAGGCGACGACGGTCGATGCGTCTGGCGCAACGGTCACGGCCGGCTATGACCTTAAGGGACAGCAGGCACTGTTCGGCGGCAGCACGCACACCTGGAAAGACTTGCCCGTCGCGCAGGAAGCGATCGACGCGGCGAACGCATTCTTCGGTCAGCTCAAGAGCGGCACGGAAGCGTCCGCAAAGACCTTTGGCACGACGGTCGGCGACATTGTAGGCGGTCAGTTCATCCAGAAGTTCGACAAGAAAGGCAACGTCATCGGCAACACGTCGACCGTTCTAGGCCAGACGTACAACGAGGACGCGCAGCACTTCCAGGAACGGCTGATTGCCGAGAATGAGCTGCAGGTTCTCGACAAGTTCGATACGAAGCTCAATGACGCGATCGACAAATACCGCGGCGATGCCGATCAACTCTATGCGATCACAAACGACCTCGCGGCCGCGCAGAAGGGATTCAACGACGGTCTGACGCTGCTCGCGCTCGGCTCAGATCAGTCGACCTCGGCGCTGTTGAATCTCGCGGCGACCACCGGACAGTTCGGCGAGACGATCGATCAGACCTTGCAGCGCATCCTGCAGGCGCAGGCGCAATACGATCAGTTCGTTGCGCAGTTCAAGCCAGCGAGCGATTACGTCGACGACTTCGAAGCCGCGCTATCCGGCATCCATACGCAGCTGCTCGCGAACATCAAGCAGGCGAACGCGCTCGCCGTCGCGGCTGGCGCTGCCGGTGCGTCCGAAAAAGATCTGGCCAACATCCACGAGTACGCAGCTCAGCAGGCCGCGCAGGCCATTGCCGCGCTCGAGGCGTCGGCGCAGTCGCTGGCGTTTAGTCTCGGCCTCACGACGACCGGCAGTCTCGACGACGTAAACAGCGAGATCGCAGCGCTACAGGCGAAAGCCAATAGCGGCGGCTCAGCGCTACAGGGTTTCGGCAAGAGCATCTCGGACGTCGCGCAGAAAGCGACGGATGCGATGAACCTGCTGCTCGGCGACCTCTCGCCGCTGAATGATCAGCAGAAATTGCAGACCGCGCTCGCAGGACTTCGCGCCGGCACGGCGTCGCAGGAACAGGTGCTGCAGATCGGTCGCCGTCTGTATGGCTCGAGCCAGCCTTACAACGACCTGTTCGCGATGGTCCGCAACATGGGCGGCACGCAAGTCGCTAACGCTGGTGGCCTGGCTTCCGGCGTCTCGCACGGCGGACTCACCAGCGCCGAGCAATCGCGGCTGTCCGACTTGCTGAAGGAGCAGGCGCAGCTTCAGGCGACGCAGCAATACCAGCAATACCAGACCCTCGCGCAGCAGCTCGCCGAGATCTCATCGGCGACCGGCGACGACTGGCGCGAAGTCGCCAAGAACATGGGCATCAACATTGCCGACTTCGAGAAGGGGCTGAAGCTCAACGATAAAGGAACCGATGATCTCATCAAGCATCAGCAGGATCTGCTGGACAGCAACAACGAGAACACGCAGTCGCTGATCGATGCGATCTATGACATCGGCGATCAGATCACCGTCGCGCTAGGTGGTACGCCGACCGGGCATAGTCATCACGATACCGATGCAGGCACGCCGACTACGCCGACAGAAAATCGCACGGGCCATAGTTCGCGCGGCCGCGACTACCAGACAGGACAGGAAATGGCGCGCGGATTCCGCGACGGAACGATTGCCAGTCTGCCTCGCAGCACGCGGTCGAGGACGCGCGCATGAGCAACATCCGGCGCACGCTCGCGATCAAGGTCCAGACACCCGGCGGCGACAATCCGCTTCGCATGCAGCTCGTCGGGAAAGGACCATTCTTTCGCGGCATCGCAGTCTCGGGTCTCGCGCTCGTCGGCCAAGGTGGTACGGCACCGTATGCGTTCTCGATCATTGCGGGCGGGGATAGCAATGGCGGCGTCAATGGTCTGACGCTGAATACGGATGGAACGTTCAGCGGTGCCGGCGATGAGTCGGGCCGGTTCGTCTTCGTGGCCGAAGTCTCCGACAGCGCCGGCAGCACATTCACGCATTCGTTCTCGATCACATTCCTCGCGCAGCTGTTCGTCGTGCATGGAACGCCGACGCCTGGCGAAATAGGGCTTGCGTATTCGTATCAGTTCGTCGTTAAGGATGCGACCGGAACGGTATTGACGTCTGGCTACTCGCTGAGCGCGGGCAATTTGCCAGCCGGATTGGCGCTCACGCCTGCCGGCCTCCTGCACAACACACCGACAGCGCCTGACGGCATCAGCTATTTCACGATCACCGCGACCGATGGCGTCGACAGCATCGACATCCCGTGCGTGATGACGGTCTATGCAGAGCTGTCAGGCAGCTACCTAGAGGATCGCGATCCGCCTGCTGGCTGGGGTGGTGGTGCTGGCACATGGCTGCCGGCCATGACGCGGCTGCAGGATTGGTTCGCGCATCTCGTAATAACGGGAGGTATCGGACCCTATTCAATTGTTCCGTCCGCCGTCAATCCGCCGCCGACGGGGATAAAGGTCGTTCAACAGCAGCGCCTCGTCTATGGCAGGACATCGGATGCCGCAGTTCCTGATCCCGTCCTCATGTCGGTGCTTATCACCGACGCACTCGGCGGCATATTCACACTGCAGCGCGCCGTGCAGATCATTGATTCGCCGAATGGGCGAATTATGCCGCAGCGAAACGGCGTCGACCTCCCCGGCGGCAACGGGGCAGTAAACTACGATTTTGTCGAAGGTTCCGGCGTATCGATCGTCGCATCCAATGATGGCGAGACAGCCAGATTCGAATTTTCGGCAATCCATGGTGTTGGCAATGTCGTCGAGACCATCAATGGCATCGGTCCTGATTCAAGCGGCGAGCTTCCCATCGCCGGCATCGGCGTCGATTCGAATGGCGATCTGTTCGTAATACCTACCGGCACATCCGGCGTTACTTCCATCAACGGCGCAACGGGCGTCGTCACCGAAACGAGTAGCGACGGTTCACTAGGTCACGTTGATACGGCCGGCGCTGGCGGAAACATCGATTGGACAGCCCGCCTTCTCGCGAAGCTCGTCACCGTTGCAGCGCTACCGACTAACACCTACGCGAACGGAACTGCGGGCATCGGCGCAACGCTGACCGGCAGCGCAACCGGCACGCTCACTGTCGACGGCGTTCTCGTCGCTCTGAACGACTTCGTGCTCGTCACGCAGGAAGCCTCTGGCCTGAAGTGCGGCCTCTACAAATGCACGACAGCCGGAGCGGTTGGCGTCGCCTATGTGCTCACGAGATCGGATCGCATGGATTCGACCGGCAAATACGTCGGCGCTCAAGTATTCATTACACGGGGCGCGACAGGATCTATCCGCGTCTACGCCTGCTCGAATCAGACCGCGCCAACGGTAGGCACGACTGCGATCACGTTCAACGCGATCACGTTCTCGAGCGGTGTCAACGGCACGTTCTCGAACATGTCAGCCACGATCCTAAACGGGATCGTCATTGCGGCGGCGAACGGCAGTGCTACGACCGACATCCACGTATTCAGCGCGACCGGTGCGGGAACATGGACTAAACCGCCCAATGCGAAGGTCACGCAGATTTTCTGCCTAGGGGCTGGCGGTGGTGGCGGCGGCGGTGTTCGATCGGGCGGCAACAATCGTGTCGGTGCAGGTGGTGGTGGCGGCGGCTGCGGGGCTACGATAACCGTCGACTCAAGCATCCTCGGCGCAACCGAGGCGGTCACTGTGGGCGCAGGTGGAACCGGCGCCGCAGCCAAGAACGGCGATGCGCCAGGCAACAACGGATCGGCCGGTACGGACACCAGCTTTGGTACGTGGCTGACCGGCTACGGCGGCGGCGCTGGATTCGGTGCGAGTGGTACGGCGGCGGGTGGCGGTGGCGGTGGCGGCGCGGGGTCGCGCGGTGGCGATGCCACGACAGCGGCTGGCACTGCGGGCCGCGTGGGCGGAATCATCGGCTCCGTAAACAATCCGGCCTCGATCTCAAACAACCTCGGCCCCTTCGGCGGTGGCGGTGGCGGCTCGGCTTCTTCCAATACGGCCGGCGGTCCCGGCGGCGAAGCGGTATTCGGCGGCGGCGGCGGCGGAGCGGGTGGCGGCGTTGCGGCTGCGCACGTCGGTGGCGCGGGCGGCTCAACGGTAGGCGCGCCGGCCGTGGTCGCTGGCGGCACGATCGGCGGTGCGAACGTCACCGGCGGCAACGGCGGGCCCGGTGTCACGCCGGCCACGTCAGCGATGTCCGGCTCTGGCGGCGGTGGTGGCGGCGCAGCGGCCTCTGGCACTGGCGCCGGCGGTACGGGCGGCAATGGCGGTCGCGGGGCAGGCGGCGGCGGCGGCGGTTCAACGGGCTCGGCCACGGCCGGCATCACGGGTGGCGCTGGCGGCAATGGCGGCGACGGCTACTGCGTTGTGATAACCCAATGCAGTATCTGACATGACCGCCAAGACTTACGCCACGCTCAACCCGAATGCGATCGGCGCCGACCTCGAACTCGATCAGGGGAATCTGGTCGTCACGAACCTCGCGGTCGGCGACTCGTCAGCGGATGCGAGCGCGGTATTCGCAACGATCCCGAAGGCGGTCGGGCATGCGCGATTCGATTGCTATTTCTATTCGACGAGCCGCGGCGATCTGTCCGGTATCTGCAGCGTCGGATTGACGCGGCCAGAGGGCGCGCTGGACGGCGCTGTAGGCGACGACGCCTATAGCTGGGGACTTCGGCCAGGAGAAGGCGGCATCTGGCACAACGGCGCGCAGGTGGTCTCTGGCGTACCTGTAGACGAGCGCCGGTGCATCACCGTCTACGTGAACTTCAATTCCGACGTCGGCCCTTACCTCGCATGGTTCGTCGATGGCAACTTCTACGCGAATGTGTTCCTGCCGACCGACTCGCACGGGGGGTTCTTCTGGCTCCCGGCGGTCAGTATTGCGGCATCGAATCCTGGTGACGTGTCCGCATTCTGCAATTTCGGACAGCGCCCGTTTCCGCTGGCGCCGCAGCCGACGAACTCGAAGAACGAAACCCTCGACTCGTCGGGTTCGACCATCGACTTCTTTGACGGCTGGTACGAGGTCAACACCGAAGGGATCGCAAACCTTTACCTGACGATCATCGATGAAGCGATCGTCACGGCCGGCACCGACGAGCCTTCGCACAAGCAATACAAGGCGCGCGTCGCGAACGCGGATAGCTTCAGCATCAAGCGCCGGCCGATCGTCTGGCCGTGGGGCGATACCTCGGTGCAGCTCGCGGCCTATGGTTCTCTGCAGCTAGACAACTACGATGGGTTCTATTCGTTCCTCGTCGGCGCTGATCTGCGCGATACGATCGTGACGATCAAGCTGCCTGCAGCGATGGCGCTCGGCACGTCTACGCTGATTCGGGATGCGCCGCTGATCGCGACGGCCATCCTCGACAACGTGACATGCGACAACGAAGACATCATCACAATCACGTTGAAGGACACGATCTCGCGTCTCGACAAGACGCTGCCGGTCATGATCAATCCGCCGTTCGTCGACGCGGGCGCCGCGAACCGGATGATCCCACTCACGTTCGGTGCGAATCGAAACCGCGTGCCGCTGCTGATCGACGGACCGAACCGAATCTACCAGTGGCATGACGCGCCGGTGAATAACCTCGCCGCCGTGAAGGACATCGCAGCGCCGCTCGACCCGAACGCGACGCCGCCGCAATACGTGCCGGCTTTGAATGCATCGGGCATGCAGCTGGAGACCGATCCGTTCGGCAAGCTGACCGGCGACCTTTCCAGCGTCGGCGATCAGGTCGTGATCCTGGGTGCTGTCGACGAGCTCAATGGCGACGGCATCTTCGACTCGTGGTCAGGCTCGCCTTCGGTGCCGGACAACTGGACATGGAGCAATGGCGCCGGCTCGCTGATTCAGCATTTAGATCATCTCGATGGATACCGCGTCGATAACCTCGCGAACATCCTGAGCGCGTTTCCGTACTACCCGTTCGGCGGTAAGTTCGGCGATCAGCTGACCTATGCGAGCGTGCTGCAAGCGGGCAAGTCTTATCGCATCACGTTCAAGATTTACTCGACGTTCGCATCACCGCCTTCGCTGGTCGGTGGCATGCTCGGCGGCATCATGGTTCGTTCGGCGCTCAGCAATCTCGCCGAGGATGCAATCTCGCCGCACAATCAGCCGCTGACGGAACCGACGAGCGGCCAAGGTTCGTTCGCGTTCGAGTTCTCCATTCCGCCAGGCGCTGATCGCGATCTGATCTTTATCGCAGTCGCATCGGCTGGACCTACTGGCGGCACGGCGGTCGGTATCGGAGGCGGCATCGTCTACGACGTGAGGCTTGAGCTTCTCGGCCAGTACGTCGAGGCGCCGCTGGTAGGGATGACGCTATCGCAGCTGTTCTACGAAGTGCTGATCCGTCGCGCGCAGGAGGACACAAGCGTTTACGATGCCGATAGCGTCAGCGACATCGACACGGCTGCGGCCTACACAGGCGGATTAGGTATCAGCTACGACGATCCGCCGAACATCCTCGAAGTGCTGCGCGAGTGTCTAGACGGCTACTGCGGAACGCTCGCCACGAACGCTGGCGGCGTCGTCGTCGCGTCGAGGCTGACTGATCCGCATGATGGCATCGTTATCGCGACCTTCGACGAGACGAACGTCGATCGCGGCATTCGATTCGAGGCCGACGAAGCGGCGAGCCTGACGACGCGCGCAGGCATTCGACGCAACCAGTCGCCGGCCACGTCCGACAGCGACATCAGCTCGGACACGGACATCGTTCCTGCGGAGGTGAAGGCGCGCTACATGAAGCAATCGCAATACACGATCTCGTCGAGCCAGTCGCCGGCCGGGCAATACGACTTCGCGCGTGGGGCCGGCATCTTTCAGTCGGTACTGGACGATCCTGACGACGGTCAGATTGAGCTCGATCGCGTGGTCGGTCTCTGGTCGCCGCAGGTCTATGACAACGGCGACGTCACCACAGGCAAGCGCCGCTTTGTGACCTTCTCGGCGCGGTATGATGATCCGGCTGCGGTAGGAACAGGAACACAATGCGATCTAGCGGACATAGGATTTGGCAATGTCGTCGAGTTCAACTATCCGCGGCACGGTTTCATCAATACAAAGATGAGCGTAGTGGGCTGGGAGATATTCCCGTTTAGCAAGCGAATCATTATCACGGGGTTCTACTGATGCGCATCGTCTATGGTGACTACACCTTCATGGCGGCCATCGGCGGCAGCGCAGGCGGTGCGGCATTCCTCGCGCCTGACGATGGGTCTGCCCTGTTCGACACGCGCACCGGCAGCGTGCAGCTGATGCAATGGATCGGTGGCACGCAGAACACGTCAAGCTATGTCGAGCTGACGATCACCGTTGCCTCTGCTATTGACGCGACCGCAATTCACGGCTGCATCGGAATCGCGAATGTCATTGATCTCCCTGCCGGAACGAAGATCGTCGTCGACGGCGTGACGCAGCGGCTCCAGGCCGACGAGTTCGGAAAGCTCAATGCGTGGTTCACGCCGAGCGTATCGCCGAGCAACACGCTCACGATCCGCATCTACAACGATGTCAACGGATCGCCGACTATTCCCGCCAATGCGGAGTTCGCGATTGGTGAGATCGGCATGGGGCGCTCGATCGATCTTTGCGCGCTGATGTCGAGCCCGATCTCGGACGACCTGAGCGATCCGTCAGCCTATAGCCGCACCGAAGGGAATCAGCTCTATTCGAATATGCGCAAGCCATTCCGCACGCTTTCGGAAACGCTGGGCACGTTCTCGAAACTGGACGTGCGCGGCGGCCCGAACGGATCTACGGTCGCGGACGGTGCCGGAGGGTTCATCGACATCAAGACATTGCGCGCACGCTTGGCGGTATCGCCGATCTGCGGCGTCTGTCTCTACTCCGACGATGGCGACATGCAGCGCAATGCAATGTTCGCTCGGCTGACAACGCCTGGCGCAATCCAGCTCGGAAAGGTGCCGCGCTATACATGGAATCCAAGTTTTCAAGAGGCTACATAGATGAACCAGATTGGATGGACTCCTAAGCAACTCGATTTTGCGGTTGTCCAAGGAACTAGTGGAGCGCAGCGGCTAACGATGGTAGTCACGCAGGCGGACGGCTCAGCCCTTCCGACCTACGATGGATGGGCATGCGAGATAGTGATCGTGTCGCCATACACACAACGCATAGCCATCAATCTAAGCCCATCTGTTACCGGCAATGCCGGAGCCAAGACGCTTGTCGCGGACATGGTATTCGTCACTGCGACTACAGCCGAACTTCCTATCGGAGTTTATCTTGGCGGCGTCACGATGATAGACCCGGACGGCAACCGCGAGCCGCCGGCAAAAATCACACTGACGATTCAACATGGATTCCCCGCGCCATGAATCTTGATCTGAGCAAGCCCGTGATATGGACGTCCCTCGGCAACATCAACGCCGATGAGCTAGAGCATTTCGTCGAGTGGCAGAAAAACGGAGACTCGATCGTTTTCGTCGAGGTCTATAAGAAAGGCGGCGTAGAAGTTAGGCGCAACGCACATGCGCACATCATCAACGGTCTATCCACCCTCACCGAAACGGCAACGCTATAGGAGCACGCAGTCATGGCAAATTCACAGGGGTTAGCAACATCGTGGAAGAAAGAAATCATGAACGGCATACACGCCTTCGGCACGTCCGTCGTGCGCGCTGGCACGGGTGCCGATAGTTTCAAAGCGGCACTATTCCTCGCCTCGGCAACGATCACCGCGGCGACGACGGCCTACTCGTCGACGGGCGAGGTCACTGGCACGAATTACAGCGCCGGCGGTATCGCCTTCACATGGACGGCGCCGAATACGTCCGGCACCACGGCATTCACGACGCCGAGTGCGACGATCACCTACACGAACGTCACGCTATCGACGTCGTTCGACGCGGTGTTGCTCTACAACACGACGCAGAGCAACGCAGCCGTCGGTGTGTTCACCTTCGGCGCACAGACGATCACGGCCGGCGATTTCTCGCTGACGATGCCGACGAACGACGCCAGCACGGGCCTCGTGCGGATCGCATGACATGAGCTTCGCAACGTGGGATGCCAGTCGAAAGGGCAGCGGCGTCACGCTGACGGGCGGTAATTTAATCGCCACGATGAGCGGCGGCCTATACATGGTCGCCGCCACCGATCCCATCGACATTTCCGCATCCTCGCATTACGCGGAATTCGCGATTGATGCTGGCACGAGTTTCATCGGTTTCGGTTTGGTCAAAGCCGGCACACTGACGGATCAGTATCTCGGCGCCTACGACGATCAGCTGTCCCTGTGGATGGATGGTTCATACGATAAGCAGTCCGCAGGCATCACCGTCGATAGCAATATCATGGTGTACGCGCCAGGCGACACGATCAAAATACTTGTCGAGAACGACAAGATTTACATGGGCAAGGTCGGCGTCGGCTGGTGGAATCCGCCCGCGAATGATTACGTTTCTACGCCGGCCGCGGAATGTGCGAGCGGATTCAGCGCCGGCAACTGGTCACTCGGCACATCGACGATCAATGACGGTAAATGCACCGGCAATTTCGGTGCCTCCGCGTTCGGCGATACCCCGCCCGCGGGTTCGGTCGGATGGCCGGCAGGGGGCGGCACGAGTGTCGGACTTTCGGGCTCTGGCGCGACGAGCTCGGCGGGTACGCCCGCGTCAAAGCACGCGGCGACGGCGAGCGGCACCGCAGCGACACCGTCTGCAGGCACCGCCAAGGCCAAGCATTCGCTCGCAGCGGCTGGCGCAGCCGCCACTTCGGCATCCGGCACGGCCAAAGCGCGGCACGCGCCCACGGCCTCAGGGGCGGCAGCAACGGCATCGGCGGGAACGTCCAAGGCTGCGCGTGTGATCATGGCGGCCGGACTCGCCGCGACCGTAGCGGCCGGAACCCTCTCGCCGCACACGAACGTCAGCGTCGGGCTAACCGGGCAGGCGGCCGCGGCGTCCGCAGGCACGCTATCCCCGCACACAGGCGTCACCGTGGCGCTTACAGGTGTCGCAGCCACGTCCGCCGCTGGTTCCGTCGTGCGCGCCTCTGCGTTCGTCCTGAGCGGTTCTGGCGCAACGGCGACGGCCGACAGCATTCAATGGGCCGACCGAGAGGTCGCGATCACTGGCACAGCAGCGAGCTCGGGTGCCGGATCACCTTCCCCGGTGCGCTCGGTTCCCCTTGCTGGTGCCGGCGCAACAGGTTCGGCTGGCACGGTCACGACTGGGGGTAGCGCCGCGGTGGCGCTCACAGGACAAGCCGCGGCGACAGCCACCGGTACCGCCAGCGTTGGCGCACGCTCGCTGGCGCTGAGCGGCGCCGAGGGCACGAGCACGGCCGGGACCGTCACGCCACGCACGGCGCGCGTGCAGGCATTGGCCGGCACCGCCGCCGCCGCTGGCACAGGGGCACTCGGCGTCTCGCATAACCGCCGCCTCGCCGGAACTCAGGCGATCGGCACCGCCGGCGCGCTGCCTGGATTTATTGTGACGCCGAAGCTCGTTTCGTTCACCGCCGAAAACATCGGCACAATGTGTACACTTACCGCCGAGAACATCGGCAGCGTCTGTATCCTCACCGTCACGGACCTGGATTGACCTATGCGCAATCTCATGCTCGCGTTGCTTCTCATCGCGTTGCCGGCCTTCGCCGCAGTTCCAACGCCGACGCCGGTGAAACCGACCGCCATCAAGTTCACGCAGGCTGGTATCTCACGGTCGCTGGCGATCCCGGCTGGGGCGAAGTCGTTCACGTACAACGAACTCCTGACGGCAGGCCAGCGCCGGTTCGCGGTCGGCGGCCAATGGGTCCAGTTTCCGCTGACCGGCGGCGCTGTGTCCTCGGATTGGATCTTCCCGACCGCCGTCTGTCCGCCGGTGCCGCCTGACGCTTCGCAGCTCGTCCAGTGCTCAGTGAGCAATCCCGGCACGACCGGAACATGGACCCAGACGCACGGATGGGCGCAGACGCCACCGCTGCAAGGCTGCGTGGTCACGCCGCTACCGTGGGTTCCGAGCGTCGCGCCGGCGGGCGCCTGCACGAGTCAGCCGCCGCCACCGGGCGGACTGAATCTGGACCTCTCGTTCATCAACACGGCGAGCCCCGAATACGCGAACTTCATCGGCCGCGCGAACCGCGACGACGCCGATGCCGAGGTTCTCGTATGGGCGTACCTCAAGACGGGCATGGCATCTTACTGCACGCGGGCGGTCGCACTCGCCGATGACCTGATGACGAACAACGCCGACGCTATCGCGGACGACAGCTATCTCTACGTCGACGGCTACCTCGTCGGGCCATCGCTGGCGTATGCGAAGTGTCCGAGCGTGACCTCGGCGCAGCGCGCGCGATGGAAAGCGGTCATGGACATGACCATGGTGAATCTCTGGGGCGGCATCGGCTGGTCCGGCTGGGCGCTCGATCAGTGGGCGAACAATTATCACTACTCGTTCATGGGCGCGTCGATCTATTGGGCGCTGGCGAGCGGAGAGGCGAGCCTTCTTGCAGACGTACGCAACACGCGCATCCCATTCGTGATGAATGGTCTCGCCACGATCCCAGCAGGCGGTGGTTCGCTCGAGGGCACGGGGTACGGCTATGCGTTCAAGCGCATGGAGCGCGGCATGCTGGCGTGGCGTGACTCGGGCCAAGGCGACCTTGCGAACGCGAACGCCTACACCGGCAACAACGTCCGCTACTGGACGCACGCACTCGTGCCGACCATGGACCGCTTCGCGCCGATCGGCGATCAGCCGCGGGTGTCCGAGCCCTACTGGTACGACTACAACCGCGAGGAAATGCTCTCTGGGCAATACCAGTCGAGCGATCCGATCGCGAAGGCCGAAGCCGGCTACGCGCTGTCGCACACGCCGAATCAGGACATGCAGTCGCGCGACAACTACATCGACAACATGTATCCATACACGCCGACGAGCGCGCCGCCGGTCCTCGTCTATCGCGCACCTGAAGTCGGCAGCGTCTTCGCGCGTACAGCGTGGACTCCGCAGGCGACGTGGTTCTCATTCCTCGCCGGCCGCTTCGAACAGTCCCACGCCGCGCGGGAGCAGGGCAGCTTCACGCTATTCGGCAAAGGCGATTGGATAGCGGTCACGAACAACATCCACTCGCATAGCGGAATTCAGCAGGGCTCGCGCGATCGGAATATGCCGCGCTTCGTGCACAGCGGCCAGGTCAAGGAACAGGACTATGCGGCCGCGATCGTCACGGCCTACACGGCGGCTGCGAACGGCGACGTGCACATCGTTGCCGACCTCTCGCCGCTGTATCAGGTCGACGACAACATGGGCGTGCAGCGGTGGCAGCGCACGGCTGATTTTGTCGGTGGCGTGCTCACGATCGCTGATTCCTTCACGCTCGGTAGTGGAACGTCGGCGATTGAACAGGTCCAGTTCCCGACGCAGCCTAGCGTTGCCGGCAATGTCATCACGACGGCGAATGCGCGCGTCACGGTCATCTCACCGGCGAACGCGCAGATCACCATTGTCCCGATGACGTCGGTCGACCCTGACTACACCAGCGGCTACCGCGTCGAGTTTCCGGCGAACGGTGGCGCGCAGTTCAAGATCGAGGTATCGCCATAATGGAATGGACTCCCGAGACCATCGCGCTCGCCGCGCTTGCTGTCGCCATTGCCGGACACGCGATCGCGAATTTCTTTCGCTCGCCGAATCAGCAATTCGAAGACATCAACAAGCGGCTGACCGAACACACCGTGCGCATGAACAACATTGAGAACGGCAACACGCAATTCGCGATTCAATATGCGGGCTCGTTCGCGCGCCACGATGAGTCCATCGAACATCTTACCGACGCGATCAAGCTCCTTACGGTCGAAGTCAAGACGCTGCAGGGGATCGTCGGAAATGCAAGGTCAAAGAGTCCCACCCGTCAGCGCTAAAGATATGGAAGCCGTCACCAGCGAACTCCACGCGGTGACGGCTGAAATACGGACACTCGTCGATCAAATTGGATCACATGAGCGCGGCACGGTTCAGACGGTCATTCATAAGTCGAGCATGGGCGGCTTTATCGCAGGACTTGCGGTCGCTGCCTGCCTCGGCAGCTTCTGGTACACGATGGATGTTGCACGCACGATCCACAACGAGATTCGCGACCTCACTGCATGGAAGGATATTTACGGCCGCGACCTTGCCGCCATGAAACAGGCCATTACTCAACAGCAGGAGAAAAAACCATGAGCGTAGTCATCATCGGCGGCGGCGGAAACGCTCGCGCAGCCATCACCGCAATGGAGAATGCAAGCCTCGGCTGGACAGCGCCGCAGCGTTCGCAGGCCGAGAAACTCCTGCAGCAGTTCGCCGACAAACTCAACACGTTCACGGCGGATCCGCAGCCGCCGGCATGAAAGACGCGGACAGCATCTTCGGCATTCGGGAGGCGATCGTTCTCGGCGCTCTGGTGCTGTCCCTGATCGGATTCATCGCGACCTACAACAAGTCGCTCGGCGAGCAGGAGGGCAAGGTCGCGGCACTGACGGATCAAGTGCAGCGTCTCGAGTCGCGATTGCTCAGCATCGAAAGCAAGCGGGGGTGTTTGCCATGACGCGAACGTGCGGACTTGCAGGACTGCATCTGATCGAGGAATTCGAGGGTCTATTCCTGACGGCCTACCGCGATCCGATTGGCATACTCACCATCGGGTGGGGCCATACCGGCATCGACGTGCAGGATGGCCTGACGATCACGAAGGCGGAAGCGGAGTCGCTGTTACGCGGTGACATCGCAGAGGCCGAGAACATCGTCAACCGGAACTGTCCGAACGTCGGGCAGAACCAGTTTGATGCGCTGGTGTCGTTCGTGTTCAACGTCGGTCCCGGCGTCGAAGGCGTCAAGGATGGGTTTGTCACCTTGAGAAATGGCGAGCCCTCGACGATGCTGAAGCTGATCCGCAAAAACTATTTCGAGAGTGCGGCCGAGCAGTTCAAATACTGGAACAAGGCAGGCGGCAAGATGCTGCCAGGACTTGTACGAAGGCGCGGCGCCGAGGCGGAATTGTTCCGCACGGTCGATGCTGCGTAAGGAGGGTTTGACATGCAGCTCATCAACAACGCGTGGAGCGTCATCTGGGCATCGGCCACGACATGGGTCGGGCAGGTTCTCGGCTGGGCGCTGATTTTCTATGCCTACGTCAACACGTCGAACGCGGACATCCAGGCTACGCTGCACTTTACGGCGTGGTCGCAATGGGTGCCGTGGATCATCGGTCTCGCTACCGCGTTCGGTATCCCGATCGCGCGCGGCGTGAAACAGCAAGCCGTTACCAACGCAGCCAACAAGTGAGGACTTTATGAAGTGGATCACCGCTCTATCTCTGACGTGCATGCTGGCGCTCGCCGGCTGCGCAGAGAATCTCCACAAGCCGACAACGCTCGGCAACGCCGGAACCTCGGCGCTCGTCGCCTACTCGGTCGCAGGCGCGGCCGCTGGCAAATACCTCGCGCTGCCGCTATGCGCGACGCCGCCGGTCTATCCGTGCAAGACGCAGGCAATCAATGATCGCGTCGCAGCGGCCGACACAGCGGCCTACAATGCGGCCGTCGCGGCGGATGCTGCCTCGGCTACCGCAGCCGAGAAGCAGGCCGCGGCCGAGAAGCTCGCAGCCCTGAAAGGAGCCACGCCATGATCCAGATCCTTCTCGCGTTCATCGCTTCACTCGGCGGCTCGATCGGCGGCAAGATCGGCGCCCTCATCACGCAGCTTACGGCTACCATCGGGACGGTCACGCTCGACAAGGCTGAATGGGATGCGTTTGCCGGCCCGTGGATTCAGTGGGCCAATGCGATCGTCGATGCGAATCGCGATCCGACCGACGGCGAGCACAACGCCGCTCGAGCTCTGGCCGACGCCGTGCATGCGAACAACCAGAGTCTCGCGACTGGTGGCCCTGGTGTTCAGCTGCCGTCACCGCCCGCTGCCTGACCGCAATACCGCGCCGCCTTCATGTCGAGGGTGGCGCATCACCCCCGGCGCGTCGGTTGCTGAGCGCGGCCTCTAGGGCTAGTTTCATCGCGTACAGTTCCTTGTCGCTGTAATACGTCAGACCCATTTCCTCGGTCCACGCATTGCACGCCGCTTCCAGCATCGACTCGGTAACCTCCGTCACAACCGGCGGCGAAGGCGGTGCGGCTGCTAGCATCGCTTGCCAGATCGAGTACAGATTGTACGCACCGACACACGTTTGCGCTGCGTGAATCATTTTGTCAGTTGGCACGCACGGAACGGTTGTTACCCAATCTGCGCCGGCAGCATCGGGGGTGCGGTCGATGGTCATGATTTACTCCACGGATTCTTGAAGTTGAACACGTCCTGTACAAAGCACCATGCGCGAGTCAGCCCGAGATCGACCGCCCATTCCGGGATGATGTTGCAAACCTCGCTCACGTCGAGACCGTCAGCACGCCACTCCGCGATGTATTTCGGATCGCCGCTAAAGGTGAAATTCCACGACTTCGATTTGCCGCGCACGTCGATCGATAGGAGTTTCCTGCTCACGACTTCCCATCCCGTTCGGCCCGCGCGGTAGATGGGGCGACGGCTGCTTCGATTTTGTCCGCAACTTCCTCGGCCAACACGCGCGATTCGTTGCCGCACTGATAGCTGCGCAGCGCGTGCAATGCACCTTGTAGCAACTTCGCATCATCAACCGCCCGCGCGGGAGATGTGGGGGCGCGTGTGTTCCACGTCTTGACTGCTGATTCTCGTGTGCCGCTGCCGTCGCTAGATACGCGAGCATCGCACTGATCGCCATTGCAACAGATCGTCCACTCCGAATGATCCGTGCCGGCGTGTTCTTCGTACGACTGTGGATTAGGCGTCGCACAGAAGGGGCAGGGCAATAATTCACCGAGATCAACCATCGCCTCCGCGTCTTTCGCCGATGCGTCCTGAGTGGTTAGCTGAGCCATTGCGGCGTCGATGGTCATGCGGATTTCTCCCTCGCCTTGTGAACCTTCGCCAAGTACGCCTGCACTCGCTCCCAATCCTTCGGATGCACCCAGAACTGCCGCAGAACGAACCCACGAGCGCGCATCCTTTCGCGCTCGTCAGCTTTCCGTTCGGACGCGGACTTCACGCCAGCGCCTTGATGGCGGCGACGGTTCCGTCGATGGTCGCGTCACGCGACAGCGGCGCGAACACATCCCACCCGTCCGCCGTGGCGTAAAGAAGAACGCTAACGCAATCGCTATCGCGCACGATCACCCAACGCTCCCACACGATGCCGCACTTGTCCTCGGTCGTTTCCATGCAGCGCCCCACCGAATGCAGCGCATCGCGCGCAGGTTTGCAACGCTCGTATGCCTGCGCGACTTTGCTCAATTTACGTGCTGCGGTCATCTTGTATTACTCCTGTCTTGCCGCTATTGGCAGAGACATCATATCACAGTGACATGTCACTGTCAAGTACGTGTCATGTCACATGTCTCGCCAGTCACCAGTCTCGGCCTCATCACCCGGCGCAATGACCGGCGCTGCGGTTGATCCATTGGCTTTTCCAAGCATGGTTTTGTAATAAAGAATCTCATAGTTCAGACGTTCAATCTCTCTTGCAACATAGGCGTAATTATTCTCCCGCAGCCATCGGCATAGGTCTTCATTGGACTGACCTGCGGAGCCGCATCTTTCTTCCAGATACTCTTCTGCTTCACGCACCCATTCATCGACCGGCGCAATGACCGGCGCTGCGGTTTCGATGGGTCCGCCTTGATCGCCTGCATTCCATTCCATGCGGTTCCCGATGCCGCGATCGTCGTCCGCGTTGCCCTCGTATGTAATGACCGGCGCTGCGGGGCGGGCGATCTGGAAGAATCGGCCGTCCTCCATTTCGGTGCGCGGACGAAACCAAAGCATGCCAGTCGATTTGCTGCGGTATCCGTAGGCGACGGTTCCCGTGGCTTCGATCAGTCCGATTGATTCGATGATGTAGTGGCCTCCGGTCTTGCGATGCTCCACCGTAGTGCCGATCTCAAATATCGGACCTTCGTCGTTCCACGCCTCGCCTGCGCTCGCGGCGGTTGATGCTGCATCGCCTACGATTGTTTTGATCCCATGTCGGTGCGTCATCTTTCCGCAGCCCGCGCACGAAACCACACGATCAGATTCCAGAGGTTCGCCGCAATAGCCGCATTCGTATCTAACCGCCTCGGGTATCTCGCTACGCTCGGGGGTGGCGGATGGGGCCGTGTATAGGTCAACGCCGATGAAGTCGAACATGGTTTTGTTGTTCGCCCATTGAATCCAGATACCGCCGTTTTCTGCGCGTCGGATTGTAGCTACCGGCTCAACCACCGCAGCGGAAACGGGCTGAGCTTCGGGGGTGCGTTGGGGGATTGCGTCAAGTACCTCGTCGCGTTCGCGCACTTCATGCGACCGCTGTTCGTATCCTGCCGTGTAGGCTTCCTGCCATTGCTGTGGCGGCTCGCATCCGCCCTTGTCACTCATCCACAGAATGTAGTTCATGCGGCGAATGAAGGCCGATTTGTCCTCCACCGCCCGTGATTTCCCATCGGGATCGGTAGAAGCAGAGGCGTTGGTGGGGGCGTGTGAGGTCATGTCATGTAGCTCCTGATAAACGCTTCGGCGACTTGCGGGACGATCGCGTTGCCATAGCCCTTGAGCGCAGCACGTTCCAGAACGACGGAAAGCCCATCGCTATGCAGTAGACCGCTGTAATCACCGTCCAAGGCGCGCCTTGCTCCAGCAAGCGGGTCGCCATCGACGGCGAGTGTCTGCGGCATTGCGACAGAAACGCATTCGATCGGCTGATGTCTCGGCCGTCCCGCGCCGCCGGCGTCGGCCACCCAGTAAATCCGCTTTCGCTCATGTCGCGCGCCGACAGAGAGAGCTGGCGCAACGATCGCCCCGCAGGCGTAATCAAGCTGTTCCAGCGCCCCGAATGCTTCGTCGAGCCACCCCCACTTAATAGCGTTTCGCACTTGCTCTCCAAAGATGATTGGAGGGCGGCACTCAGCAACGAGTGGGAGGAAGATTGGCAATAGGTGGCGATCGTCGGCCTGACCTTTGGCGGCAGTTTTCGGGTGGACTGAGGCAACAGAGAACGGCTGGCAGGGAAGTGATGCGGTCCAACACCGTTTGTCGTCTCGGAATCCGGCAAGTCTGAGCGCGTAAGACCATCCTCCGATGCCAGCGAAGAAATGACACTGCCGATACCCGGCAAGGTCATCTGGCCGCACATCGACAATGCTTCGCTCGTCAACGACGCCTGGCGCGATGTGTCCTGCGTCGATGAGGTTTCGCAACCATTTCGCGCAGTAGGGATCGATTTCGTTGTAGTAGGCACTCACCGTTCCTTCGTTCCAGTGTCGCTACGGGTTTCGCCCGGTGCGCGCGGGGTGGCGAGTGCAAATTCAGCCGCTTTCCAAGGCTTTCCGCTCATGTACCAATATCCGTCTGCGTAGTCGGCGACAGGCGCCCACTTCGATTTCGTGTAGCAGCGCAAAGCCAGTTCCTGTTTCTTGCACCTAGCACGCAGCGCCGCGTTATCCGCAGTCAGCGCCTCAATGCGCAATCGTGACGTTTCGTTCTCGCGCTCCAAATTCCGCACCGCTCCGCACCAGCCGACGTATGCGCTGTGTTCGGCTAGCTTTTCATTCTCGACAGATTCCCACCAGCGTAGGAACCTCTCGCGCTCACCCTCAGATTCGTCGCGACCGGTGTCGCTCCCTGTCGCAGCTTGCGGGTATTGTGGGGTCATGGCGTGTATTCGATAGTCTTGGTTACAAGCTCATCGTCATCACCTAAGTCGAGAGCCTCGCGCATTCCAGCCGCAGCGGTGCTATACGGCCCATCTGCGAATCCAGTTGCCGCGTAATCCGCGTCGCCAGAGTCCGTAGAGAAATAGCCTTCCGTCTGTTTCTTGTCGGTGAACACGAGAAATAGTTTCACGTCCTACTCCTGCTCATTTGGGGGCTTGCTGCGCGATGGGTGTGATGGTGGAAGAGGGAGAGGCTGCCAGTGAGTAAGTACCTGAGTAATGTTCAGCCAGAAATCGCCGCGCTTCCCGAGTGTCCATGTTGCGCTGCCGTCTGATCTCGCCACGAAGAACGCAACCATCGCGCCATCTGCGGGCGATTTATCTGGCGTCCAAACGAGGATTTCCGTTCCATCCCTCGGCGCCGACTCAATCGGCAGCCATCCCGAATCATCCACAGCCTTCTCCTGACAGCACGGATGCGTGGCGGCTTCGGATTCATCGACCAGCTTGCCGCAGACGGTGCAGAGGACGGCCATATCAATTCCAGGTCGTCAGCATCGTTGCGGCGCGACCGTCGACGGTCTGGATCATGAAGCGGTAGACGCCGAGCGGTCGCAGATTGCAGCGGAACTGATTCGTTCCACCCGATGGATCGAGATACAGCCATGGGCCGCCATCGAATGGGGCGTTGAGCTTGCTACAGGTTCCTGTGGGCGCTGGCGTCGTGCCGAGCGCAATCACGCTGACGTTCACGCGCACACCCGCTGATGAGCCGCCGCATGCGCCTGCATAGGGATCGCCCTTCATCGTGTGATAGGCGGTGCCGGGGTTCGCCGGCATCTGCCATGCCGCGCTGAATCGCTTGCCGGCGGGGATCACATACTGCAACGAGTTGGGGCGGAACGGCCAGATCGGGACGATGGGCTGTCCCGGCGATGAACCGTACACGGCGGCGAAATCCTGCCCGTTCGGAGCCGATGCGCTCGCGCACTGGTGCGCCGTGTACTTGAAGAACAGCGGCGAAGTGGCGAGAGGATCGTTGGCGGGCGGCGGCGGTGCTCCGCAGTCCACGCTGAAATTCCAGGTATTGCCACGAAAGTCCAGATCCGACGCCATGAACTGCGTCACGCCGTTGTGCTGGACCGTGATGCATTCGCCGATGGGAACGTTGACGACTGGCGTTGCGGCATGCACGTTCGTCGCGATCAGCGCGCAGAAGGCGACGGCGAGCACGGCCAGCAGTGAGGCGACGCGGCGGCGATAGGCGGTGTCGATTTCGGATTTCATTTCGGGTCTCCCTGCGGTTGTGATTCGACCTTGATCGTGCGCGACCACCCGAGTTCCTTTATCTCGGCTTCGATCGCAGCTATACGGCGGTCAAGGATGGCGTTGCCTTCGTCTTGCGTGAGTTGCATGCCGCGGGGGTAATCGTTGCGTTTAATTGGAAATACATCCGTCGATAAGCCGCCAGCACCTCCGCTGCCGCTCGTCACGGTTCCAACGGTTTCTGGCGAGTTCGGAAAATTTAGCGGCTCATTCCACCGCTTCTTTTCAACGTGGATCGCCTGCAGCGCACGGACTCGCTCGCTCAGGGCTTCGACGGCTTCGGCTGGCATGCTCACAGAGATTCCTTGTCGATCGTGATCAGCGCCGATTCCAAGTCGGGATCATCCAAGTGAGTGGCGATCTCGTTCGCGAGCTGGCCCATCTGTCCGACGAAGTTATGTCCAGCTGCCTTAGATGCGGCGTGGAAGCCTGCACCCATACCAATCTTGCGCGTAATCGCCTCAGCGCCACGCTTCTTGATGACAACCGTCATGTGAAATTGCTTAGCCATTAGATGCTCCCTGCCTGCGATGCCGCCACAGCCTCACCAGCGGGCGCCTGCGCGTCGCCGGGTTCCTCGGGCTGCGTGGCTGGCGCGGAAGGCGCGGAAGGCGCGGCGATCGACTCAAGGGCGCGGGGGCGTGTGGGCTTCGGTCCTGCGTCGCGGAGCACCGTGACGGTCGCGGCGATGTCCTCGTGCTCGTCGACCGTGTGCATGCCGAGCGACAGCTCCGGCGCGTACAGGCGTGCCCAGAAGGCGGCGGCGCGGTAATTGAACATAACGTCCGGCATCGTGAGCCACTTCGATCCGTTCTTCGCATTCCACTTCTCGGCCTTGACCATCTTCCACGTCACGGCCGGACCCTCGCATTCCTCGCCGGTCTTGAGATCCGTCGCGACCGCGCGCACGCCATAGTCATCGCCTTCGCCGATCGAGCGGAATCGCATCGGCGAGAAGCGGCCGCACGAATTCACGCACGCGATCAGGAACGATGACGAGAACGAGGGCTTGCCCTGGATCACGTGCAAGTTCTGCATGACCGCCATCACGCTCGCGCCGATCCGGCTCGCGAGTTCCGTCGCCACCATCACATTAGCGACGTTGTTGCGGTACTGCTGCGGCACGAGGTCGGATGCGGCCAGCGCGCGAGCCTGGCGAACCTGCGCGGTGAATGCGGCGCTCGTGCCATCGGTAGCGACTTCGACGTGCGGTGCAATTTCGGTATTCGTTTCAGTGTTCATCGCATTGCTCCTAAAGAAATGAGTCCCGGTACTCGCTTGCCGCCGGGCCGACATTCGCTCTCGTCGCGCTATGGGAGGGGAGTGATCGCGCGACGCTGCCGCGAGCTGGCAGGGGGTTCATTTACCCGGAAGTGAAAGCAACGGGACCGCCGTGCCGGGAATCATCTGCGTGGGCAGCGCACCGTTCCACTTCTGCGCAAGCGTGTACTGGATAAGCTCTGGATTAGCCTTCAGCGCGTCTGTGCGCAGCTGTATGCCCTTCGCGTCAGCTGTGGACACCGCAAGGTTGCCATCTGCCTCGGCCTGCCTGCGCGCCAGCAGTGCGCGTGCATCGCCGTTCGCCTTAGCGACCTCTTTCTCGGCATCTGCCTGCGCTTGCGCTACCTCGTTTCGCTTCTGCTGCGCGATCTGATCAGCTTGAATCTTCAGGTTGATAGAGTTCTTTACCTGATCAGGCAACTCGAGCGCGCCGATCCAGTAAATTTTCTCGACGACGATGCCGATGTCGGATACCTGCGACTGCACCCCCTTCTGCACCGCATCGATCAGATCGGCCTTCTTCTTCGAATAGACCTCCTCGACGCTCATAGGCGCAGCCAAGCGTGCTAGCTCGTCGCGCGTCATGTTGTGCAGGAACGTGTCCGTGATCTCGTCGATACCGCGCCGGTACTTCTGGAACACCAGTGAAGCCTTGTCCGGCGCGATGTGGTACGTGATGCCTATATCGGCGATGAGGCTCATCCCTTCGGACTGAAACGTAATCGCTTTCTTCTCGGTCCACGTTTCGTTCTGCGTGAAGGTGGGGAACAGATATACGGTCCAGTTCCATCCGAGCCAGTAATAACCCGGACTCAACTCTTCCAGCTGCACGCCTTTATTGCCGCCGAATTTATTGAACTTCACGCCGATGTAGCCGGCCGGAACGCGCTCTAGAAACGCGAACATGAAGATCAGCGTGAGAAGAAAAGCCACTCCGCCAGCGATCCATTTAAACATGCGACTTTCTCCAGATGGTATAGAAGTGCCAGGTCATCCAAGCGATAGCTGCGCCGATGATTACGCCGAGCACGACAGCAAATGAATCCTTCGCTGAAATAAGCTCAGGGCCTACGAATCCGACGTAGATCAAATCGATGATCAGTACGGCGGTGAGTTCGTAAGCCTGATACGAATTGCCTTTTCGCTTCGCTCGACCCTTTGCGCTCATGACTGCGCAGCCTTGACCACGGCCGGCGTCAACTGCGCACGCGGCAACTGGCCGTCGAGCGCGCGGTTCAGATCGGCAGCCGTCGCGACGCGCACGCTATCGAGCGTGAGCAGCCATTCCTTGCCGGCTGTGGATACGACATGAGCACGTGGACCATCTGGCTTCGTGCGCGGCGTGCGGGTTTTCGGTGCGGTGGTGTCGGTCATGTTCAGTCCTTCCTCGGATAGGTACGAAAATTTCTAAATCCCCTGCGGGTGTGTGCTTTGACGAAGGTCTCGCCGCGCTCCTCGCAATCAAGCCGAAGTTCTGGCGTGAATACGCGAGAGGCGAGTCCGACTTTCGTCAGTATTTCGGCGTGCAAGGCATCGGCGTTATCCTGCGCTGCCTTCGCCTGCGACTTAACTTCGGCAAAGCGCGCGATCAGCTCCGCAGTTGCTCCATCGGCTTCGATCTCCCGGCCTGGCTCGGCGCGCGAGTACAGCTTGCGGATGAAATCAGCGTCCGTCGAATAGAAGTCTGGCGCTGGCTCCGGTGATTTCCAGAACGCATCCGCCTCAGTGATGATGCGCTCGCCGACGTCCGGTTGATATTCGCGGCGCAATAGATAGCCTTGCGTGCCGCAGAAAACGCCGATGTAGGCGAGCGGTACGTCGATGCACAAAGACTCCTGCTGAACCTGAGCTTCTATCTCGATCGGAGCTTCAAGCCCGTAGTCCGTCTCCAACCATCCCCTGCGGAATGCCTCTGGACCCACCAGCTTGATTTCGAGCAGGTACGAGCGATCCCGCGCGATATAGTCGAAGCTCGACCCAATGCGGTGCTCCGGAAGTCGCGCGTAATCCTTCAGCGGCACGACGTCGAGATCGTTGTCGGCGGCCAAGCCCAAGGCGATCGCACTTTCCAGGCGCTTGCCCCAACGCATTGGCTCCGACTCGTCGCGGATTGCATATTCGCCGACTCTCTTCTCACGCCACAGCTGCCAGCGAGATTTCCATTGCGAGACGCCGCAGAGCGCCGCAGCGTCGGTGCTGGTCACGTCTTTTTGACGCTCAGCGAGCCATGCGGCTTCGTCGGTATAGGAAATAATCTGGCGTTCCATGATCGTCATTCTCCCGATTCCAGTCTCACGGATTGCGATTCGCGATGCGGCTGCGCATGAAAACTGCGGCACCACCAGCACGGCTCACCCGGCCTGCACAGCTTGCACACCACCGGCGCCACGCGGATCAGCTCATTGCGAACGAGCAGCTCGACCATCGCGTCGATTTCGGCGGGGATGGTGGTCATTCCAGCGAGTCCTCAAGTTCCGACCCCGGCGATTCATCCGCCCACATTTCGCGGCGCCGCTCCATTTCGTTGTCTGCCATGATCTCGGCGTCGTCCTGCCCGCATCCTTCCTGCATGTACTCGGCGACGAGGTTCAGATACTCGTCAGCGGCCGCGAGGTCGGCGTTCGATAGTCCGCCGCCGCCGTGGTTGAAATTCTGCGGGCCGTTCATGGCGTGACCTCGCGCAGCAGCTCAAGCAGATCGGTGGCTTCTTGCTTCCACGCCGCCGACTCCGCCGCCGACCACGCCGCCGACTCCGCCGCCGACCACGCCGCCGACTCCGCCGACCACGCCGCCGACTCCGCCGCCGACTCCGCCGCCGACTCCGCCGACCGCGCCGCCGACTCCGCCGCCGACCACGCCGCCGACTCCGCCGACCGCGCCGCCGACCGCGCCGCCGACTCCGCCGCCGACCACGCCGAACGCGCCGCCGACCGCGCCGCCGACTCCGCCGCCGACCACGCCGAACGCGCCGTGGCGTCGCAAACGTTTCCGCCGATTTCGGCTTCGTGACAGCGACGAACTAGCGCAAGCGCGGCGATCGTCTGCTGAATAACCGGATCGATTTCGGCGTGCTTGCCGAGATTCGATTGCTGCAGCGCGATCAGCCGATCGATACGGCGCAATGCGAGTTGATGACGAATCGGCTCAAGATCTGCGCCGGGATGGATGGCCTCTAGAAACGCCTCAGGCCACGCCTGTGCTTCGGCAACCGGCAGGCCTTCGAAGATTGAGTCCTCAAGGCGCGCGAGCCACTCGGGAAGGCCGAGCTCGATGGGATAGCGGGAATGGTCGTACGCCTCAAGCGTGCAACCGATCGCGCAGCCTTTTGATCTTTCGGCATCCCACCCGAGACCGCGCACGAGCTGATCGGCCAAGCGATGTTGGCGAACACGCGCGATGTATTTCGCCTTGATGGCCGGATCATTGTGAAAAGCAATAAGTGTGTTCATGTGCGCTCCTGTGCGACCTCGAAACCTGCGGGCGCCTGCATTAGCGCGAAGTCGCCCTCCTCGACGAGCGGCACGAAACCGAGTGCGATCAGCGCCGGATAAGTGAAGGTGTTGCGCGGGATCAGGCGGCAATGGCCCTGCACCGGCGCGTATTCGATGCGGGGCGATGGGTCGAAGTGGCGGCGACGGTCGGCGTTCATGGATACACCAGGCACAGGGCCATGATGACAAGGATCGCTGCCACTGTGATGATGGCGCGGATGACTTCACCGAATGTCACTTTCGTTCTCCCGAATGCCGGACCCCTCCGGCTGTGGAGCTCATTTTCCACACTTGACTAGCGATGTCAAGCTATTTTACTATGCATCCCGTCACATCGGAGAACGGACTAGATGAAACGTATGCGAGAAGTGTGCCCGACGTGCGGTAGGTCAGCGCCCGGAAAACCTGGTGATCCCGAGCGCGATGCGCGCATCCTGCAGATGTATGACGAAGGCAAGTTAACTCAAGCGGCAATCGCGAGACGCTTCAGGGTTTCGAGTTCACGGGTGGGCCAGATCGTCGCCAAGGCGCGCGCATGACCACCCGCCCAACCCGCAAAGGCCAGCGCATCGATCGCTTCGTCGCGCCGCGGCGCTATGTCCCGCGCGAAATGCGTGCCGCGAAGGTCGGCAGCATCGAGGAGTCGACATCGCTGGCGCTCGCGCATTTGATCCAGCGCCGAATCCAGCTGGCCCGCTATCGCTGCGCCGTCGTGGTCGTCGACATCGATGGTACGTGCTATGCCACGAAGTGGACCGGCCAGACGATCGACAATGTGCTGAACACGTATCCGCAGATCGTCGTCGGAACCTACGACGGGAATGGCGAGGCTGCGGACATGGCGGCTGACATTGAAATTCATCGCAGAGCGAGGTTTCAGGCGTGAAAAAGAAGCCGAAAGTCTATGTGCTGCCGGGCGCCTTCGATGTGAAGCATGGCTACTGCGCAAAGGTCGTCGCGCTCGATGACTTCGAGGATTTGAAATTCGAGAACGATCAACAGCGGTGCGAACTCGTAGCACTGCGGGCCGCCGTCAAGAAGTTGCCGAACGCGGACACGGTTTTCGCTGACGCGGCCAAGTTGTCGAAGGCGTTCAAATGACCATCTTCGAAAAATTCCTCCCGATGGAAACGAAGGGCGGCCCGAACAAGCGGCTGCACTGGTCCAAGCGTGCGCGGATCGCGAAGCAGGAACGCGAGTGCGCATGGCTGCTGCTGCTCGAGTGGCGGTTTGCGCCGCGACTGCCTTGCACGATCACGCTGACGCGCGCGACATCGGCGACGCGGTTTCTCGACGACGACAATTTGCGCGGCGTTCTCAAGAGCATTCGCGATGGCGTCGCCGACCGGCTCAAGATCGACGACGGCGACATGCGCATCGAATGGAAGTACGGACAGGTCCGCTGCAAACGCGGCGAATTTGGGGTTTTCGTGAGGTTTGAATCGCTATGACACGCGCGGAATGGCTTGAAGTTGAATGCATGTATCTGGCGCAGTTAGCCGATGAACTGATGGCTGCGGCGAAAGGCACACCAGCGGTTGCCACCGCAAAGAATCGATTGCAAAACATCGCCTTCTGCGAGCTGCCGGAGGGGCCGGCGACACGCATGCTGAAGAAAAGAATCAGCGAGGCGTGCCCGAAATGAACGATCAAGATCGCGAATCGGCAATAGACGTCGCCTCCATGCAGATGGCGCATGCGAAGACGCCGGCACAGAGGCGGTACTGGTGGAACGAAATGAAGACGCTCATCGAAGGGCGGAGCGCGCGCGCTGTCGAGAAGCTCGAGCGTGAGCGTGGGATTCATAAGGAGCAGCAGCCATGAGTAAGTACATCCCGCGAATACGCCCGGCGTCTGACTTCTGCATCGGGCCACGCCTTTCGCTGCTGTCGCGATTTCTCGCATGGTGGTACCACCCGACGATCGAGGCCATGCAGGTGCAGATGCTGCTGCGTGTTTGGTCTCGGTGGAAATCGCAACGCGGGAAGTTTCACACCCTGCATGGCATGAATCGAGAGTTCGATCGCGTCGCTCGGCTGTGGCATTCGAAACGCCAGGTAAAGACAATCATCACATACGAGAGTGGCGCGCGTTTCGCGCGTTTCGATTTCGGTGTAGATATTCCGATCACCGCCAATGTCAAACTAGGGGACTGGATATGAAAACCAACGGAGAACGCATCGCCGCACTCGACGCCTTCTGCAAGCGCCACCCGACAGCGCGTGGCGTGGCGCACAGCGTCGTCGACGAATACAACGCGCATGGCCCGTTCGGGACTAGGCAACCGAAGCGCGACCCCATCGCACTGCTAATTCTCTGCGCGACGTGGCTCGTCATCGGCGGCCTCGTGGCGTGGGGAACGTGGCAGCATTTCTCTGATCCCGATCCGTTCGCGACGAAGGTCGTGGCCGAGTGCAAAGCCGGTGGTGGAACGCCGCATGTCGATCGCGCGGGGGATGGGGCAGTGCTGGCAGTGCGTTGTGATCACTGAAATCTGGCTCGCCGGCTGCTGGATCACATCGCTCGTGCTCGTCATGCAATCGGTTCGCATCGGTTTGCCAGGTCAGCCGCTGAAACTCTCCGACGTGATCGTCGCCGTCGCGGTGACGGGTCTCTGGCCGATCGTCTGGCTGGTATGCATCGGACTTGAAGCGCGCGCACAGTTGCTGCGGATGAGTGGGGTCAATGATTGAGCCCGTTGTCATCGGAAACGCCACCCTCTACCTCGGCGACTGCCGCGATATATTGCCTACGCTTCCGAAGGTTGATGCGGTGGTGACTGATCCGCCGTATGCCGAACGCACGCACAAGATGGCGAAGACGAACAGGGGGAAGGGACACGGCGTTGCGCTCGTGGATTTCGGTAGCCTCAGCGATGCAGACTTTTCGTGGCATGTCGCCATGTGGCTGCAAATTGCAGACGGCTGGTGCGTCGCAACATGCGACTTCCGCCACGCGCGCCTGACCTATGATTTACCGGAGTTTGTGCGTCTCGGCGCATGGGTAAAGCCCAACCCCATGCCGCAAATCAGCGCCGATCGGCCGGGGCAAGGATTTGAGACTGTAGCCATCCTGCACGCAGGCAAGCGCCCAAAGGCTTGGACACGTGGCGGCGGAGCTGGCGTGTGGACAATACCTGTCGTGGATAGCGCAGAGGTTTCCACTCAGAAGCCCATCGCGCTTGCTGAGGCTTTCGTATCCGACTTCACGCGCCACGGCGAAACAGTTCTGGACCCGTTTATGGGGTCGGGGACGACGGGCGTTGCCTGCATGAATCAGGGGCGCGCTTTTGTCGGGGTAGAACGCGATGTAGTTCGATTCGGCATTTCCTGCCGCCGCATTGAAGACGCGCAGCGGCAGGAAAGAATGTTCGTGTGACTTGACGCGCCCGCTTAGCCGGGCGCAACAATAGAACTGCCGGGACAAGCGACCTCTACGGATTGTCGCCTGCTCTGCCTGGTAACAGGGCTACACCGGCATTACTCCACCAGGGGAGTTTCATGCCTTCCAAGTTCCGTCGCCTGCCGGCCGACCCGGACGCGCAGACGTTTGAGAATCATGGTTATCTTGTCAACCTCGCCGCACGGCTCGCCGATCTCGCCTTTTTCGGCCAGCGCGCGGAATACGAAACCGAAGTCGCCGAAGCGAATCGGCATCTGAGCAAGGCAGAGGTCGGCTTCGTGCTCGGCTATATCGCCTGCGCCAATGCGCCGCCCGACGATGCTTCAGCGCTCGTCGAGGCGATGCCGGCATGAGCGAGATCCCTCGCCTACTGGCCGAGCGCGCCGAGGACGTCTGCCGCTACCTGCTGCCGAATGGCGTCCGCAAAGGGCGCGAGTGGAAAGCCGGCAGCGTGCACGGCGAGGCCGGCGAATCCCTCGGCGTCGTGCTCTCCGGCGATAAGGTCGGCGTCTGGAGCGATTTCGCATCCGGCGAATCCGGCGATCTCATCGGACTCTGGCGCGCGTGCCGGAATCTCGAGGCCGCCGACGCATTCCGCGAGGCCGAGGCATGGCTGGGCATCGAGCCGCGCAAAGCCAACGGGCACGCCAGAACGCCTGCGCGGCCCGTGGCGCCCACCGCGGAACCGAGTCACACGCACCCGCGCTATGGCGCGCCGACGCGAACGTGGGCCTACCGGGACGCGAACGGCGGCATCCTCGGCTACATCAACCGCTTCGATCGCGCCGGCGAGCGCAAAGAGGTACTCCCGCAAACGTGGACGCCTGAGTCCGGCTGGCAATGGAAAGCCTTCCCCGAACCCCGCCCGCTGTACGGCCTCGACGAGCTCGCGCGGCATCCGGACTTGCCCGTCCTCATCGTCGAGGGCGAGAAGTGCGCGGACGCCGCCGCGGCGCTGCTGCCGGCGATGGTCGTCGTGACCTGGCCCGGCGGCTGCAAGGCCATCGACAAGGTGGATCTGGCGCCGCTTCGCGGCCGCGTGACGACGCTCTGGCCTGACGCCGACGATCCCGGCAAGGAAGCGATGGAGCGCATCGCGGCCCGGCTCGACCAGGCCTGCCGGATCGTGAGACCCAACGGCCACGCCGAGGGCTGGGATATCGCCGACGCCGCGGCTGAGGGCTGGGATACCGCCAAGGTGCAGGCGTGGGCGCGTGCGCATCTCGAGGAATGGTTTCCGCCGCCGCTACCGGAAGTGCTCGAGGAAACGCACGAGCGCGTCACCGATCCCGAGATAGAGCGTCCTCCGCTGGTGGCCGAGTTCATCGCCGATGAGGCCCGGCCCCGCTTCGTCTTCCATGCCGCGCTCGATCTCGTCTCCGAGCCCACCCCGACCGACTGGCTGCTGCAGGGCTGGTTCGAACGCAATACCCTCGCCTGCTACTTCGGCGATCCCGGTTCCTGCAAAACCTGGGTCGCGCTATCCCAGGCCGTGCACATCGCAACGGGCGCGCCATGGCACGGCCAGCGCGTCCAGCAGGGCGCCGTCTTCGTCCTCTGCGGCGAAGGCCAGCGCGGCTTCCGCAGGCGGCTTGAGGGCATCCGCAAGCACCATGAGATGAGTTTCGAGCACGTCCCGCTCTACGTCAGCGAGGGTCCGGCAAACCTCACCGACCCCGATAGCGTCACCGACGTCCTCGTTGCCGTGCAGAATCTCGTCGAGAAGACGGGCGCGGCCCCAGTGCTCGTCGTCGTCGATACGCTCAGCCGCAACTTCGGCGCCGCCGACGAGAACTCGACCCCGGACATGGCCGCCTTCATCGGCGCCTGCGATCGCATCCGGCAGGTCTACGGCTCCACGATTCTCGTCGTCCACCACTCAGGCCATGGAGACAAGACCCGTGGCCGCGGCAACTCCGCGCTTCGCGCTGCGCTCGATGCGGAATTCAAATTCACCCGCGACGAGGCGGCCCCGATCACCGCAACCTGCACCAAGGCCAAGGATTTCGAGATGCCGGACGCGCGCCAGTACGCGCTCGCCAATGTCCCGCTCGACTGGCCGCCGGGCGAGGATGGCCTTCCCATCAACAGCGCCGCCGTCATCGAGGTCCACGAACAAGGCGAGCAGCCGTCCAGCGAGCGCAAGCCGGTCGGGACGAACCAGCACGCGGCCATGGCCTGCATCACCGATCTCATCTACACCCGTCGCCGCCGGCTCGTCGCCGACGGTCGCGACCCCTCCGGAGCCAGGGTCACCGTCACCGAATGGCAGGAGGCCAGTGGCCTCGACAGGCGCCGGTTTTACGAGGTTCGGAAGGCGCTGGAAAAGGCCGGATTAGTAAACTCAGACGGGTTTAACGTACAGATAAACGAAGGCTGAACGATTATGAAGCGTCCGAAGTTAGCGTCCGAAACTGTCCGATTCTGTCCGATCTTAACTTTGTCCGAAGTGTCCGTCCGAAGTGCCCCCTATTACATAGGGGGGCTACTACTTCGGACGGACTCTATTGATCGGACGCGTTTCGGACACTTGTTAGGAAAACGTTAATGGCTGAAATCCGAATGTTCGACGTCTACGTCAGCGACTGCCTCAAGCGATGGGGGCAGGAGTTCCCGATCGAGCGCGGTCAGTCAGTCATCTTTCTTTCTTCCTCGCGCTACGCGCAAGAGACAACGTTGACAATTATGTTTAACATCCATTAAGGAATGTGAAATGTCAGAATTTGACGACGGCATAGATCGAATCCTCGAATCAGATAGGCAGGTTGCCGAAATGTTCTTGAAGTCCCGTCGATGCAAGACGTGCAGGCTTTGGGATAGCGAGGCCGGAGGCCAAAAGGGTGATGGGTTATGCCGAGCGAGGCCGCCGCACCCAGAACACTTCTGGCCGCAGACCACCAAGGACGACTGGTGCGGAGAATGGAAGCCGCGGCCATGACGGATCGGCTGCCAGTACACGGCGACTCACCCCTGTTCGATGCCTACGTCGTCGACCTGCTCAAGCGCTGGGGTCGGTTCATCGGTGGACCGTCAGGGCCGAGCCTCGGCTACCCGTCGAAGTCGACGATCTACACCGCGATGCAGTTCCGTGGACCAGGACCGCGATCGAACGGGAAGCCGAGCGCCACGGACATTGATCCTGAGGTATGGCTGGTGGAGACCATCGTTTCGCAAATGGCATCAGCTGACATTGTGCGGGCCACTGTGCTACGCGCAGCCTTCCGTGGTAGGGGAACATGGCGCGACAGGATGGAGACCGCCACGGCGTTCCTAGAGCGATTCAGGGGCATGCCTGAGCGCATGAGTCGAAGCCGGTACTATGCGTTGAGGGATGATGGGATACGCGAAGTGAGGTATCAACTGCTGCTCGACGCTGCCGGTTGAGTTAGTAACCCCTTGACACTTCAGGAACGAAAATGTAATAAGCGCGCAGTGTCCGATGCTGCCTCCGCCCATCCGCTAGCGGTTCAATGGCGAGCGAAGTCGGACGAATACATGCAGCTCTACAGGTCATCAAGGTGCGGTTGCTCGACAGCGGATCGTGAGGTTTATCTGCGTGTTGCGTTAAGTCTCAAGCAATGCGCCAGCCAGCTCGAGGAACATGGCAGCACGGCCGGAATGGAAGCGAGGATGGGAAGCGCTCAGGCTGAAGGCCTTGCAGCGTGATCGCTACCTCTGCCAGCTGTGCCTGCCCACCAGATTCACCACAGCGATCGAGGTCGATCACATCGTGAACAGGGCACTCGGTGGTGGCAACGCAATGACGAACCTGCAAAGCCTGTGCGCTGCCTGCCACGAGCAGAAGTCCAAGCGTGAGGCGAATCCGAACTACAAAGAGCGACCGGAGATCGGGCTGGATGGCTGGCCGATAGGGCAATGATATGAAGCCACCGAAGCCAACTCCGACAAGACCGCCAGCCATCTGGTTTATGACGGGGGTACGCTAGCCATGCCGGGGCGGGACGTCAAATTATTTTCGGGCTTCCAATGCTGGAC